GGAATGACGGTGGTTACTACGCAGGTGGTCTTGGTATGGCTCAATCAGCATGGCAAGGCTTTGGAGGCAGAGAGTTTTCACACTCACCTAAGGGAGCAACAAAAGAAGAGCAAATCGTTGTTGCTAATCGCTTGGCATTCTTTGGATATCAAACCAAGAATGTATTTAGAACACTTGACGACAAATTGAACAACCGACCATTCTTTAGACCTGCTATCGGATGGCGTGACTCCAGTAACTGGGGAAGAGATTGTGTCAACTGGAAAACACGCAAGCCATTACGAGACCGCTATACAGAGGCTGGGATGTTTGAGTGGATGAAGACACGACCTAAGTCATGAATGCGTCCTATACAAAGACATCTTTAACCCGCTAACATAAAAACATGACACAAGAAGTAAAGTATATATGCAATGCGTGTGGTGTTAGTATGTCCACTGGCATACCTTTATCAACACGTCCTGCACACAAGTGCCAAAAACGAGCCAACAGAATTATAGAATTGGAACCACAAGATGAGATTAGGAATAGCAAGCGGGGACAAGATTCCAGCGGAGAGAGCCTATGACGGCAAATCACACTGGGGTGGCGCTGGCTGGGTACGCCTAGGTCAATACATGTCTACACTGTCTCGTGACGGTGTTGAGATTTTTGAGGGTCTCCTAGTTTGGAACAAGACCCACTTCTCTATTGACATTCAAGATGGCTCAAAAGAACTACATGATGTTGATATTGTTTACATGCAGCGTCTTATGCATGGAACACTGACAGCACACATAAAAGATGCTCAAGCGTATGGGCAAATCATTATCAACGACCTTGATGACTGGTATTGGGGACTGCGACCAAGCAACTCTGCTTTTGAGTCGTCACACCCAAAGATAAGCCCTGATGAGAACACAAACCACTACAAGAGCGTTCTCAATGCCAGTGACTTAGTTACTGTGTCTACCGACTACTTGGCTGACAGGATTTCTGCGTTCGTGCACTGTCCTATCTTGGTTTTAGAGAACACAGTAGACGTGGCTAGGTTCACTCCCGTGGTGCACACAGATGGACTGCCAACAGTCGGATGGGTCGGCTCAACCAACCATAGAAGTAATGACTTAGAGATACTTTCAGGAATTATCAAGCCCATGTACGAGCGTAACGAGATACTTGTAATGCATGGTGGATATCACATCGGTGCACCATCAGTCGCTAGCAAGTGGGGGCTACCTGAAGAAGCAGTTGATAAAACCCCTGCATGTGACCCTGAGCAATACCCATCACTGTTAAAGATGGACATTGGTCTTGCTCCATTGAATGACTTACCATTCAACCACGCTAAGTCTGACATAAAACTATTAGAGTATTCAGCATCAGGAATACCATGGGTTGGCTCTGACCTTCCGTCGTATCGTAAGTTACATGATGCGTGGGGTCTTGGGAGCGTTGCTAAAAAACCAAAACAATGGATAGCACATATTGAGGCATTAAAAAACCCCGACATCCGTTCCAAAGAAGGCGCACTGTTACGTGAAGCCGTTTGGAAACGAGATATCGGGGTTGGTTCTAAACGACTTCTTGAGGTTCTAGAATCCCTGTAACCTTGAACTGTCTGAACAGCCTCTTTCTGTGGTGTGGGTACGTCCCAGCCCAAATACCGAATGGCTCATTGTTCATCACAGAGAACTCATAACACTGAGAACGCACTTTACATCCCTTACAAGTCGCCATTGCTAACGCAACAGTTTGTTTTTTGTGTTCTGTAGTTCCTGATTGGTAATCAAAGAAGACAGCCTTTGGGAGGTCTGCACAACTGGCGTTTTCACGCCACCCTGTGTTCATTACATGGCGGAGGCTAGGGAAAGAGATGGCGTTTGACACCACCTCTCCCCCCACCACCAATGTCACGCCAGTACCAAGTCGTTGATGACTGAGATTACGTTGGCGTCTGACTGCTGTATCTTTCCGTTGAGTGAGTTCATTGCATTGCGCTCTGAACGTGTCTTGTTGTCACCAGCAACGTGGTGCTGGAAGGTATTGAAAGCCTGAAGAACTCCCAATGCGGTGCCATGCCATGGCGCAACCATTGGGTCGGTACGGTACAGGTTACGCATTATTTCTTGCTTGTTCTGCATACGTGTAATGGACACTTGATGAGTAGTTTCTGCTTCTCCCACAGGGATGAGGCGATTGACAATGGCGTCCCACTCATTAGCAGTGACTGTAATGTTGGACAGTCTTTCAATCTCAGCAATGATGTCTTCGCTCATGCTGAACACGATGTCCAGTGCTTCACGAATTGATTGGATTTTCATATCACTGTGCTTGCTATGGCGAGCCTTGAATTGTGCTCCATCAGTACCTAAACCTGCGAACAACGTGTTGTCACATACAGGGGCGTTATACACCTGCTTGTAGGTGGTTGCGATAGTTCCGTTGTGGCTGGTGGTTGCCAACAAGATTGGGCGTACAGGGAAACCCGCTGAGGTTTCAATGTTGTCGGGCATGGATACTGCTACCCAAGCGATGGCACCTTCACGCAAGCATCCAGCAGAGTCCACAACCAGTTGGTTGTTGTCAATGATGTTGCTGACGTTGTCAAGAAGTGTGTGGCGATACTGATGGATAGCGTAATCTTCCTTGAACATACCCATCACGTGGTTGTTGTCATCACGCATGATTGCTTTGCGGTCAGGCTGTTCAATGTAACGGATGATGTCTCCACGCTCGTCACGGACGCCTACGAATACTGGTGCTTCAACAGCGTTCCAGAAGAAGAGACGGCGCTCAACGTCTTCAATGGGGATTGCTCCGTCGTAATGGTTTGGCTCTCCACCTTGGGACTCTGCACGATAATGCCATGCGTTAGAACCACGCTTGGCGACGTTACCGATTAGCGTCATGGTATTTAGCGTCTTGCTAGTTTCTCTGCTCATTGTATTATTTCCTTATGTTTGTTGGGACGTTGTCCCTGTTGGTCTTATATTATCTGTTCGGTCTTAAAGCCAAGGGGGAGGGGGTCATGACATCATCTCTTCAAGGAGAAGGGCTGTCACACTACCTGCCTCGGCGTTCATGTCCTCAGCCCAACCATCAAGACATGCTGAGATGCTCTCTTGCTTGGCATTACATATACGCCACATACGAGCGTCAATGGTTGGTGCATTGGGGTCAATGGCTGTCAGCCACCAAGCAACTACGGCGTTCTTGACGCCATAGCGCCATGCCCTGTCCTCTGCTTGTGCACCAACACTTGGTGACCATGGTATTTCAACCATGACCACGTGGCTGGCAACTTGAAGGTTGAGACCGACACTCGCTGCTTCGTACTGTCCAATGAACAAACGAGCCTCACCATTGGTGAACTTAGTAACGGCATTGTTCTTGGCTTCGGCAGTCATGCCACCAGCAACAACGACAACTCCATCATTCTTGAAGTGTTCCTTGAGAGCGTTGATGACGCTGGAATGGTATGCGAATGCAATGACCTGTTCTCCTGCCTCCAGCAGTGAGCGGATGTGAGCGCACGCTGGCTCCACCTTTGCCTCACCAAGCAACTGCCTAAGTTTATTTATCTCTGTGATGACTGGAGCCTTGCTCGCCGCTTTGTGCGCATCCGCCCCGTAGTTCTCCATGACCCAAGCAAGGAAGTCTGCCTCAGCATTGCGGTACTTGTTCATAGAACTATCGGATAATTCTATGTCTAGTTGTGCTCTGCGCTTAGGGGGTAGGTCTTCTAACACGTCAATTTTACGAGTACGTGAGTAGACGGTGCTCCTGAGTATCTCATTGAGTTCCGTGGTGTTGGTGGCTCCCTTTGTGTACGGAAACCCGTTGACTATTTGGTAATCGCAATAGCGAATGAGGAACTGCCTCTTAGTACCAAAGATGGGGTCAAGCCTCCCGATAATCTTCAACGGTGAAATAAACTCTGAGGGGCGATTAGGAATAATAGTTCCCGATAGCAGGACACAGTAACCATCTTTGGGAACCTGTGAGGCGATAAGAGACAAGCCTCTAGTGCGGTTGCTTGTCTCACTCTTGAAGCGGTGTGCCTCATCAACAATGAGACTGGTGAACTTACCGACAAGTTTGTTCTGCCATGAGTCAATGATGGAGTCAGGCACTAACAACACGTCACACTTTGGCAACTTGTATGTCTTACGACCCTTGATAGATGCCACCTTGAGCCAAGGGGCGAACCTCTTTATCTCAGCACCCCATTGGTACAGAAGGTTTGGAGGTACTGAAATCATTACCTTGTAACCCTCGGTTACTGCCATATGCGCTACAGCAATACCAATCGGTGTCTTACCAAGCCCCATGTCCTGACATACCAACGTGCGATGGGTACGGCGTACGTATTCAACAGCCGACCTTTGGTAACCAAGGAGTGGTAGTTCTAGGTCAAAATCTAGGTCAAAATCCTTAGAACTTGACAACTTGAACAAAGCCTCATCAGGGATAATCTGTGCCTCTACCTTGTCTAAAGTTTGTACAAACTCATCAAGTGCTGGTCGTAACTGTGAGGAATACACGATGTCATTTACGACACTTACGGCAGGGCACTTATCAACGGCATGAAAAATCCACCACGCACCATTTATGAAGGCTTTGTGCCCTTGACCAGCAGTGATTATCTCATTGCATAGGTGGCACTTGCCCTTAGCGGTATTTACAATTATGCGTGTGGCTTCTTCAGGGATGTGAGCCAGCGCAGGCGTTCTTTCTACGGGAAGATACGCTAAGTAATCCAGCAATGTGGATGCTGACTTGAACGTCAGTTTGTCTAACTCCATGGAACTAATCCATTCGTCAATGCACCCAACCATTTCTAGTGGGGTCATGCGTTGTTCTAGTGCATCATGTATGTCACGTTGCTGTCTTGGTGTAATGCCGTTCATGTGTCTCCTTGCTTGTGCCCATCTTGGCACACTCATTACCGAGCCGAGGGAGACCCCCCCCTCCCCATTGGCTACCAACCCTACAAACTAAAGTGGGGTTATGGAAACAACACGAACAGATACATGTGACTACTGCTTAGAAACTAAGGCAGTAATAAGAAATGCCATGGGCGACCAATTCTGTAAAGAATGCAAATCGTTACGGACATGGTTAGCCAAACCCGTGACCCCCTCCCCCTCGGCTCAACCCACTAACAACTAAGGTAATGACATGACCCCACAAGAATATGACGATACATTCCACTACATCCAGCGCAACCTTGAGCAGATTACTGCTTTTGCAGTTGAGCACGCCATCAAGGAAAAACTAGATGATATGCTCACCGATTATCGCAAACAACTGGATGAGCCAAGCGGATATGACATTGAAGAGATGGACTACTGGTTTGCCTTTGGCGACAGGGTAGACCTCAACTACGTCAGCCGTAACTTGACAGACATTGTCTGCCTTGCTTACCCAGTAGTCAATGGTGTACCCAACTACGATGAGGAATACGAAATCCCCATTCCTTTCCCAACAGATTGGAATAAGTAATGCCTTTATACACCATGACATATGAAATAATCACTCGTCACGTACATGAAGTAGAAGCAGACAGCGCATATGAGGCAACACTCAAGTTCGGATGGAACGAGTCCGTGTGTGTAGACACCACACAAGAAGTAATAGCAACCGAAACCAAACAAATAGAAAGGTCTCAGAGATGAGCAAGAAACAATACGCAGTTTATGTAACTGAAAACGTCAGTCATATGTACGTGATTGAGGCAGAGTCGGCAGAAGAGGCAGAGAACATCTACAACTCTTATGATGATGACCAACTAAAGTCAGAAGACTCAGATGGCTCTGTGGGCTGGGACAGACCATGGGAAATTGTGGAATACGATGAATAACAATATCGTTCAGCGAGACGGCACATCGTACCTACACATGGACGATTGGTATGTCGGGATACACATTGACCACGCAGGCAATCTACTGCTCTTCATTGACCACGAGCAAGGCAAAGTAGTTGAGTACGAGGACGTTGTGGCAGAAGATGATATGCAATGGGGTAAGGCATTCCATGTGTCTCCTCCTGTGCGCTTATCTCGTGCCCCCCTCCCTCGGCTCAATACACTCCACAGTAAAGTAAAGGTAGAGGTAACACGATGACAACAATTATTGGAATAAAGTGCCACGTAGTGTGGCTCAACGAAGACCCTGAATACTTTTACGTATCATTCGGCACATATGATTATGAGACAGACATGAAGCATGACTCATATGGAATACCTGATGACGAAGTGTTCTACTACTTTACTGACCACGAGCAACAACGTTTGCTAAAAGCCATTGCACAGCATGAAGCAGAGTTTCAAGTAGATGACTCTTGGTACATTGACTTAGTCATGGGCTATGAGTTAGTAGAGCGTGATTTCTAATGCACGTCACTAACTGGGTCAAATGGACTAGAGCCAAGAAGAGAGCCATCGTAGTTCTCTACGCCACGGGCATGATGCTAGGGTTCACTATTGAAAGCGCATCATTGTGGTGGGGTTTTTTAGGCATCATGATGTGCTTTGTTGGCGCTATTATAATCAGCACCATTCGCTATCACGAGTGGTAAGCCTTGTGAGGGGTGTTTCGCTCTCGTAGTTCGTCGTTGCCCTACGATAGAAGCGGAACACTCCTCACAGGGCTTACCCTCCCCCTTGGCTATGCACAACAAAAGATAAGATAAGAACATGAACAACCAACAAATGAACAAAATACGTTTTACGCAAACAATCAAATTGTCTGTCACAGTAGAAGCAGAAATCCCAAGTGATTGGAACGCTGATACTTTTGCAGAAGAGTGGATTACCAACGTTACGGTAAGTGAACCTAGTGACCCAGCAGAAAACGGCAAGGGTTTTATTATCAACCAATTATCACTTGATGACACAGACCTAGATGACGTAGAAGTGTGGGTCATCTAATGAACGACACACAAATTACTGAAGACCAATGGGAAAAACAATACAAGCCTATTACCAACCACCTAGATACTGACGCATCATGGAATGGCACTATGTTTGAGACCTACGACACCGAGTTTGACTTCGTACACGAACAACCCGAAAACAATGTGTGGACATGGGTAGACGGTGATGAAGGAACACTTATTGTCGCTGGAAAAGCGTTTGTAAATCGCATTGGTTACTTCGTGACCAGCGAGCCGTGGACTGACTACGTAGAAGTTGCAATAGATACTTACATTTCGTATGAGGGTGAAGAAGTAAAAGAATTAAAGCAAAGACTACAAGATAACCTTCTTGCGTACCTAGAAGGTATGCCTGCTGATGTCCTAGACACAGTATGCCAAATAGTTATTGACACAGTAAATGGTAATGACTAACAACCCCCTCCCTCGGCTACAAACGTGCTGAGATAAAATACAACTAAACCAAACAACAAACAACAAAAAGGACAACGACATGGGATTAGACCAATACCTCTCCGCTAAGAAATACGTTTCAGGCGCAGACCACAGCAACGACACAGACAAGAACACTTTTGCTGAAATAGCAAAGGCATTGAAAGTTTCACATTTATTTATTACTGACAATATGCCATCTGCTGAAGTCACTATCAAGGTAGGGCAATGGCGCAAAGCAAACCAAATCCACAACTGGTTCGTGAACAACGTACAGGGTGGCGAGGACGACTGCCGTTCGTATTACGTTAGCAAAGAGAACTTAGAAACATTGTTAGACCTTTGCAGGCAAGTGTACGCAAAGCGTGACAATGCCTTCTCAGAAGAGGTACTGCCAACTTCGTCGGGGTTCTTCTTTGGAGATACTGACGTGAATGAGCAATACTACAATGACGTCTTATACACGGCGCTTACCCTTGAACAACTGCTGAATGACCCCACGCTGTCAGACACTAGTGGATGGGGTTGGGAGTTCTCCTACCAGTCATCATGGTGACCCTCTCCCTTGGCTACACACAACGACAACTAAAGTAAAGATATGAAAACACTAAAGCACACAGAGCATTTTGACCCTGCCATCAGGGGACTTGCTGGTAAGACAATCAAGCGAGTTCGCCACATGATTGACGAAGAAGTAAAGGGCATGGGATGGTATCAGCGAGAGCATAACAACGTGTATGTCAATACCATCGTTATTGAGTTCACCGACAGCACATATGCAATCGTAAGTTCAGACCAAGAAGGCAATGACGCTGGACACCTAATCGTGGAGGAATACGAATGAGCAACATTATTCTTATTGACATGGTGACAGGCACAGTCCTCAATTATGACCCACAGGTGGTCGTAGTAGACACAGACACACTAGACGAGTACGAGAAGTTTCTATTGGAAGAATGGTACGAGAATGGAAGTGATGTAACCATTGTTGAGTTAGGCGCTCTGAAGGGTACACCCATCACTAAGTATTCAACCCCTCCCCCTCGGCTAAAGCGTTGGTGGACTAAGGTGAAGTCATGAGCAACAACGACATAACAATCACAACACCAAGTGGAACTATCTACATCCAACCACGCACGTGGACTAGGAACATGACAGCATTCCGCATGAACGTACGACCACGAGTGTCGGTATGGGGAGACTCAGATACTGAGACTGTCTTAGACAACCTCAACAATCGCACACGACGTCCACACGCTGAGTACAAGAAACACGCACTACGCATCCTTGCTGAGGCAGGACTAGATTTTGATGGCTCTAGAATGCAATGGAACCAATACGCATACTGCCAATGCCCATGCTCACCAGCGTTTGTAGCACCGAAGCAACATCTCACATATGACGGTACGACCTATCACCAGTACGACCTTAGTGTCATGGTGAGCAACCTAGGCAACGTGGACTACACGAAGCAAGGAAGACTGTATGACGATGGTCAGACACCCCCTACCTTGGCTGACGTACTCATCCCGTAAGATAAAGACATGACAACGATAATCAACCCCGACTCACAAGACACCATCACACACATCAACGTAATGCGTGTATTCACGTATGACGTGGAAGAGATAGTGCGCACGATACATCAAGACAACAGAGGTGATGCCGACATAGAAGTCACCTATGATGATGTCATGGAGTACGTGGAAATGTTGGTAGAGGATGACTTCAGGAGCAATGGCACCAAAGACCTCCTCTACACCGACCAACACGGAGACAATCTCTAATGAGTAATCGCAACGACCACATTACATTCTGTGACCATTGCGGAGAGCCTTCTACGCTGGACATCTTAGTGATATATGAACGCTTGCCCTACGACTGTGACTCTGCATTGACAGGTGAGTCAGGGTGCATTTGTATCAAGTGTGACCGTGACCTGACCCTCCCCCTCGGCTTGTAATACCACGACCTAAGATACGAACATGACAACGACACAAATTACAGAAACTGGAAAGACCAACGACAAGTGCGATGGTTGTAACGATTTTGACAATGAGGAAAAACACCCATTGACAAAGCGCACATGGACTCACTACGACCACGGTACTGGATGGGCGTACGAAGAGGGAGAGCGTGTAAGAGGGCAATACTGCCCACAATGCCTAGCAGACATCGTGCTTATTGAGACTGCACAGGCTAATGAGAACCACGAAGACCCAACACTAGAAGACTGGGCAGAACTGGCGTGTAGGTTGGCAATGGGCTTGACACGTGCATTCAGCAACTGGAAAGACGTAGCAAGCGTAACCAAGCGTGAGATGAAGATGCTCACAGAACAAATGGGCGATAACTGGCAACGTACGTGGTGACCCTCCCCCTTGGCTAACATCACAGGAAAGTAAGATAAGAACATGACAACGACACAAACACGATACGAAGTAAAAGTAGAGTATTCACTAATCGTCACAGACGAATGGGTGGACTTTATGAAGAGCAACGATGGCACTCGCCATTGGGCTGGTTATTACGAAACGGAAGAATACCCAAGCGGTGAACTATGGTTCACGTACGAAGACAACGTAATACTGACGTATGACACCGAGACACTACTACGTGGACTCAGGTTGTATGCACTAGCACACTCACAAGAAGAAACTCAGGAACTCATACGCATGGAGACAGACTCACACGAGCGTGACTATGTGTGGCAATACGGTTTCTTCGGTGACGTCCAGTATTCCTAACCCCTCCCCCTCGGCTACAACAACAAGAAAGTAAGATGAAGACATGAGCAACGAAACAACACAACCAATACTGACAGGGATATCTTTCCATCACGTGGAGGCATCACACATTTCCGCAAGGGTAACTGACTTTGGCAACTTTGCTATCGTCGCTATCCACGTAGGTAAAGCAGACATTTCATTGTTTGCTTCAAGCCTTCAGGAGGCACACGCCATCATGGGTGAACTCGGTACATATACCACGCATCCGTGTAAAGAATTACAAAGTTCTTAGGGCAACAAACCCCTAAGACCTCCCACATCCAACCTAGGGGGTGTGGGAGGTATGGAAACTAGGTACAGGCAGGATATCGCCTGAGTAAGTCATACGTTAGGGCGTGACGAGAGATATTCACCTAAACATCCCATTTGCTGGCAGGGAGATAAAGTGTCAGTCTGACAAGTATGGTCAGATAATACGAGGGTGGCAGGTAGAGCCACCAATGGTCACGCAGACGAAGTGTGAAACATACGACTACCCCCCCTACTGGTTATAACAACGACAAACTAAGATGAAGACATCGCAACGAACAAAGGACAACGATAATGGGCTACTCATGCCGACAAGATGCAGATGACACATACCGCCAATGGGTTCAACTATGTGTAGACGCCACAGGAAAGAGCAACGTGTATGTTGTCAATGGCGTGGAGTACGTGATTGAACTAGGACGTGAACAGCGTGACGGTGCCATGACAGGCTCCGTATCTCGCCTAACGCCAAACGGTGAACACCAATGGCTGGCAACAACGTGTGGCTCATTCCGCATTGAGCCTGACGGAACGGTCAAGCGCTACCCTATCGGAATGAAGAAACTCCTGACCCCCTCCCCCCTCGCTACCACGAGCAACAACTAAGATGAGAATATGACAACGACAACACGCATGAAGTCCCAAGATGGACGTTATGAACTAAGCAAATGTGTGGACACTAACCACGACTACGACGGAGGCACGTGGTATCACGTGTGGGACAACGTAGATAACACCATTGTCTATGAAGATGACAGTTTCAATAAGACCAAAGAATTATTTGAGACTCTACTCACCCCCTCCCCTTTGGCTACCAACACCAACAAGTAAAGTATGAACATGAGCAACGACACAGACAACGACTTCACCAATGCAATGACACGGGCACTAGCCTACGGCATCGCACGAATACTCAACATGGACATGGAGCACGCAGAGGCACTAGAACTTGCGGGCATCAACGACACACCCCCTACCTCCGCTAACACGGACAACGACTAAGGTACAGATATGACAACGAACAAAACGCAAACACCCAAGATTATCTACGATTACTGTAATGGTGAACGTGTGACATTCACACTCAATAAGAATGCTGGGTACAACTGGTCTATGGGACGTGCCTATGAGGGCACTATCGCTGGAGAGGTGTGGGTAGTGGGCGAAGTAGCAGACGCCGATGAGTTCTATGACGACACCACCAGTACCTACTCAACACGCTGGGAACTAGACGGCGACAGGGCACGATACGACAACGGCGACCCCATTGACGGCTACGAGTGTAACGACACACCTGACGATGCTGTGCGCTGGCTGTGCCAATGGTGCGAAGCACACCCCCTCCCTCGGCTAGACACGCCACAGGCTAAGGTGAGTGTATGACAACGACCCAAACATATACACACATTGCCGATAACGAAGAAGTGCAGGTGCTGTGCCAAGACCATGGCATTGACCACGAAGCCTTTGCGGTCTATTGCGATAACCACCACATTGACAGCGACTACGAGTCAGAGGTGGCTGGCTTCATTGACTCATACCGTGGTGAGTATAACGACTTTGCAGACTTTGCCGAGCAGTTATTTGACGAAACGGTAGAAGTGCCCGACCACCTTGTGGGCTTCATTGACTACAAGGCATGGGCACGTGAACTACGCCACGACTATTGGGAGACCAATGGGCACGTGTTCTTCAGCATCTGACCCCCTCCCTCGGCTATCCACACCACACCCTAAGATGAAACCATGACAACGACACAACACACCACACAACACACACAGATAACCATGCCAGTACCCACGAAGGAACTAATTAGTGGCGTAATGGGTTCAGGCTGGGACGAGGCAGGCTACGACTGGTGGCGCACAACCCCCATATATGCTCAGGAATATGATTGGGATATCATTCCATCTGACCCTGACGCCATCTACTTCAAGTTGGCTATCGCTAACCCTGACACCTACGAGACAGACGAGCCTGCGAAGGTAATCGTGAAGGCGCTATCTGTCAATGACATCGCACGAGGAGTCAATGCCATCATCGCACAATGCCCGTGGACACGCTGGGATGACCTAGACGCTGGAGACGGAGACGCCATCCTCCAGTACGCCATGCTGGGAGAAGTGACGTACGGATAGCGACACGACACGCCACACGACACCCCCCCCTACTGGCTCACAGGAGGGTGGGCTAAGGTGGAGATATCAACCAGCGCCACTAGAAAGGGCAACGACATGGACATATATTGCAGGAATTGCGGAGAACCTTGGGAGAACGAAACGCTCCACGAGGTGGCACAGGAGATGGGCACGACCTACTCCAAAGTCGCCAAAGACTTCAGCGCCAAAGGGTGCGAAGCCTTCAACGGCTCCGACTACGAGACGAGCGGATGCAGAGCAGACAGCCGAGCAGAGGCACGTGGAATTATCGCTGACCTACTGGGAGACGACCTAGATGGATACGCCTCCACGATGGAAGACCTAGAGTACATGGGGATGCTGGATTAGGCGGCGCCAAGCGACCTACCACCCCCTCCCCCACGGATACAACACGACACGACTAAGGTGAAGACATGAACAACGACACGACAACACACAACACGACACGCCACTACTACATGGGAGGCTATTCACTTGGGCACCATATATGGGTGGCTGGTGAGTACTATCTAGATATGGCTGGGAAACTGGCTGATGCTGGAACTATGGAGTTTGCTGGGCAATTCCTCCGTCAGGCTGAAGAGGCTTATACATGGGCGAATGCTCTCAAGGCTGGAGCCTTCGTAGAGGTGGGCGAGGACATGGTGGGCGTGAACATAGATACGCTGGATGCGTGGGTGCCCTGTGAGCGTGTAGCAATACTGAATGCACGTGTACGTGGTGAAAGCCTGCCCTTATCCCCCTCCGATGTTTCACGTGAAACATATAGCCCTCAAAATGTTTCACGTGAAACATCTAGTTGCACTATGCAAGTAAATGCGGCGCTGACCCCCCCTCCCTCGGCTCCAGCGCCCAGCGCCTACGATGGAGTTATGGAAACATACACAAGCCCAGTAACAACAGCCAGCGACCTAGTCGCCCAACTCATTAGCCTTATTGTCAAGCAAGTCATGGCGGAAGTATCCGTGGAGATTGAGAGCGCAGTAGAGAGCGCATTTGACGACAAGGACATCGTGGATGATGTCACAGAGTCCTACTCATTCGCTCAGGCGGTAGAGAATGCGGTGGACAACCTTGACCTCACAGACAAAGTGCGTGAAGCCCTCGGAGAAATGACGTTCTCGGTCTCAGTAGACTGACCCCCCCCCCCCTCGGCTTCCCCTCAGCCGTGCTAAGATGAGAGTACCCCCCATGGTTAGGGGGGTATTTTCACGGGGTATGGGGGCAGGGTCCACCCCCCAAAGACCAGCAACACCCCATATAGCCCCATAATGGAAAATGCGATAACGGAAAAACTGGGATTTCATAGCCCTATTCCAAATTGTTTCACGTGAAACATTGTAAACTTAGTAGATGAGTCGTAACGAACATTTTCACGAAAGTGCTGGTAACCCTATTGTTGGGTATGATACTGGTGAAGAAGCCATATGTACAGATTGTGCAAAGAATGACCCCGAATACGCTCTAGTTGACCGTAAGAACACAAACGCAATACGCTTGTCTCATGTTGGTAAAGGTCCTCAATCTTCCTACCCAGATGGTTTTACTTGTCCATCATGCTCTACAAGCATCGGCTCTTGGGACTATAAGTGACTCTTAATCGCCACCAGTTCCATACCTTCTATCATGGTACGAATAGCAAAAACGTTGAATCCATCAAGAAGCATGGATTAGTAGCACACAACCCTGCCGAAGGCTATGAAGGTCTAGAAGAGGGTGAAACCCACGAGGCAGGGCATCCTGAAGGTGTATACCTCTCTGAAAACATTAATAACGCTCGTGAGTACGGTGATGCAGTGTTTTCTGTTGAATTACCTAATTCTGCACCTTGGGACTGGGCAGAGAACGGTGAAGTACTCAAACACTCCATCTCCCCACTTGCGCTGAAGCAGGTTGAATAATGCTCAACAAAGACCTCTTTGGTAAGATTCCAGTTACATCTGAAGCACCGAAGGACTTTAACCCACGGTTTGCTTTGATGCAACAGATGCAGAACCCTTCTCCTGATTTTAGAAAAAATCCCGAAGGCATTGAGGTGTATCACGGTACCCACGCCGACCTACGTCCAGAGTTCATGAAGGCACCAGTTATTCATGTTGGCTCAGCAGACCAAGCAGCACAGCGTATTAACCCACACTGGTCATACAAGACCAATGACGACGACGAACCTCTATATGATGGACCAGAGGACGTTCCTAACGTACAAAGGCTTGCTATCTCTCCCCACGCCAAGATTCATCCAGTAACTGTCCCAGATGACATTGCTAACGAGGCACACGCACACTTCTTGCAGGAAAAGGGTCATAACGTCCCTACATCAATTAACTTGTCACGCAGTAACCATGGCGTAGACCACCCACTGGTCAAGTCAGCACTTAACGCATTACGTCAAAATAAAGTTGTACCGTACCAGAATAATACTGAAACACCAGATTTAGACTACGACATGATGGATAATGAGTCTATTCGGTACCATACAACCTCTTACATGGTCCCTTCCCCTAGCCTGAACATGGCTCAGTTCGGTGAGAAGCAGACGTTAGAACAACCAACACTTCCGATGGACTACACAGGGGTAATGCCTGAGAGTAACATCACCATCCAAAATAGAGAACGTAAGAACTGGTAATGTCAGCATCTGAACACCTACAGCGTCGTTTGTTCTTTACAGCAGGTGAACTAGTTAATTTTGGTGCTAACGACGACCCAAGTGCATCAAGTCTTAAAGATTCAAACCTATATCAAGAGCATGTATATCAAAGTAAGGGTCCTTCCCTTACCTATTCTGGTTTACGAGAAGATATTAAGAAAAATGGTGTACAAACACCAGTTCGGTTGAATGACCGCAAGGGTGCACCTACCATTATGGATGGTCACCACCGCACCGCTATCGCACACGACTTGAACCCTGACTCCTTTATCCCAGTACAGTACGGTTACTAATGTCAGCATCTGACCATATCAACCCTGACCACCTACGCACAATTGCACAAGCGCATGGTGAGCGGTACTTCAAAGACTTCTCTGATACAGACAAGCGTCAAAAGGGTATGTGCTACGAATACTCAGACCATTTTATTGAACATGGTGGTGTATCTGGTTCTCACCTACAGCCGTATGACGCTGGAGACGACTTCGGTCATGCTGCTGTGAATGTACCCACAAGCCGTGGACCATACATCGTAGACTTCACGAGTAACCAATTTGACTCTACAGCACCTGTTCCACTAGTAGAGCCTCGCCACCGATATGAAAAGCGTCTTGCAACTCGCTTTGGGTCAGTATCTCGTGGTACTGCACGTCCAGACCAAGACCCTATTCCTGGAAGTCCTGAACATAAGCGCCGTGGCCCCTCTGACGTGGAAGAGTATAATAAGTAAGAATGTCTGCACGTAACCATCTAAGCCCCTACCAGTACAAGTTATTCATGACTGGTGATGAAATCAAGGGTCTCGTGTCCGATTCGGTTGACCGTCAGGGTGAATATGTTCAGGATGTGGACCCAGAAACAGGTAAAATTTTGGTAGCACCTGAGCAGACCATGGACGAGTTATGGGAAGACAAGAAGAGTAAAGGGTTGAAAGACACCATTGCTAAAGAGGGTGTACGGCGTCATGTCACGATTGTCCCTGAACAAGATGGTACTTTCACCATGGGACAAGGTCACCATCGTGTACAAGCCGCTAGTGACCTCGCTAAAGAGGGTAAAACCGTCTATGTACCCGTTGTGTATGATAGTGACTTCAACTACAGCGGTAATGAGATGGATGATTATGCAAAAAGTTACCCACATGCTGCTAAAGAGAAGTTTTAAAGTAGATTATTAGAGAGTTATCCCCAGAAATACAAAATTTTTCGGGTTGAGTAGGACACAAAATGGCAATTTATCAGTACAAATGCACCAATGAGCACTATTATGAAGAGGAACGGTCTGTTCATAAGCCACAGTTACAAGAAAACTGTCCTGTATGTGCTGGCGAGTTGAAAAGAATCTTCTCTGCGCCTGTTATTAACCTTATTGGGCGTGGTTTTTACCGCAACGGCGGATAATTTAAGAAGTAAACTGGTAGTTATGGTTCTTAACCCTGAACAGTTCTCCCGTCCTGCTAAACCAACGTGGGAAGAATACCTTGCAGCGTCTGCAACTCGCAAGTTCCCTAACATGTACGAGAAGAACCCTGAAAGATTTTTACCTGACTTGGATGAGGCTCTCGGTAAAAATCGTCCAGATAGCCGAAACGAATAATAATGGCAATGGCTGAAGACCAAACCAACGTGGTGTATCTAGACCAGTACCGTCAGCGCAAGTTAAGCGCACAGTTTGACCGCATTGAGGCTACTAAGAGGAATCACCCTTCTTACAAGCCTAAAAAAGAAGAAGAAAAAGACTTTTCTGACGCTTAATAAGCAAAACAAGTAAACTATCGGTCATGAATACCCCACACAATTTTGAGGGCTTTGGCCCTATTTATGTTATTAATTTGGAACGAAGCCCTGAACGAAAAGAAAATATGATTGCTCAATTTGAAGAGCATGGTATTACTGACTTTTCATTTGTAACCGCTATAGATGCTGCTAAGGATTTAGAAGCACAGGGTGTTGTTATAGAGCAAAATCCCGTCATGATGCCTACTGAGCACGCTTGTGCTGCATCCCACTTTTTGGCAATAGAACATTGGTTAAACACAAGTGACTCACCATACGCTATTTTCTTTGAAGATGATATGTCTTTTGAATTAGTGAAAAATTGGAAAATCTCATGGAAAGACTTGTTTGAGCAACTTCCAGAAGAATGTGTTGTTTTTCAGATGTCTTCTATACGTATTGAATGGCAGGACAGCCATATGAGACTACGGGAACGGGACAAAGGGGAGGACTGGAGCAGTGGGGTATACCTTATACACCGAGAGTACGCCCAAACCTTGGTATCTAAGCATATTAAAGATGGATTGATAAAAACTATTGTCAATATGGGGATAGCAGAGAACGTACTATTTAATGATTGTGTTACCTATGTCTACCCAATGTTTGTAGAACTAGCAGAAAGCCAATCAACAATACGTGGCAACAGTCATGATGGCTTGCATGCCGCTAGTAGGAATAAAATACTTGAATTTTTTGCTAAAATGGATTAGTGAAACAGATTATCCTTCGTATCCTTGCCGTTTTTGCCGCATCTGGCTTATCTGTGGTGGGTGCGGGTGCTATTGCTGGTGTTGACCTCTGGAAGGCAGTCCTAATGGCTGGTGTTGGTGGCGTTGCCACTGTTATTGAAGGTTTAGCCCGTGCCTACATGGATGACGGCAAGATTGACGCCGACGAAATAAATGATGTCTTCAACAAGGTTGACAAAGGCGCAAAGAAGTAGACTATCTATATGCCAACATCTAAGCGCTGGAGTGACCCAGAAGAGAATGAGTACACGGATGATGAGGGTAACACCTTGTATTACGACAGAACTGGGAAACTACGTAAGTTTAAAACAAGTGATGTAGAGTACCAGCAGATGTATCATTATGATGAGTCCAACTAATGGGACTATCAGGTAAAGACTACGACAGGTTCTCTGGCCCAGACTTTACGCCTAACAAAGACCGCAAGATGGCGGAATGGCGTAAAAAGAAAGAAGCAGAGAACGCAGCAAACCTTGCAGAACAAGGAAAGGCTGAAGCAGCACGAGCATCAGCGGCTGAAGATAAGCCCGAAGGAAAAGTAGTAAAGAACGTACCCGTTACTAAAGACGAGGATAGTACAGTTCTAAATGCGATTAATAATGGGTTACCTGGGGAAACATTTAAAAAGCCCCGTTATCGCCGTAAGCACTTTGATACTGGGCACAAACCCACATTATTTGATGATGTAGAATAGTTGTATGTCAAATAATCCTGATAACAGTAAATTGTCTACTAGCCAGTTTGGGGGTATGACTGGCCCGTCTGATTCAGAACTCATTGAGATTGAACAAGGTGGAGAAGACAGTTACTACACGCCAGAGCGCATTGAAGACATGCGTAAGGGTTTTTCCAATATTGACGCTAACTACAGCGCACTCCGTGCTTCTCGTGAAAGAACACGTGGGTCAGGAGCAACACAATTTGGTATCACTAGAGCGGCTGACAAGAGTGCCGCCGCTGTCGCTGAAAGTGAACACTTTGTAGGTTCAGCAATGGTTGATGGCGGAAAAAACACTGGTGGAAGTAGCGACTTTGATGCTGCTGATACCCATGGTTCATACCGTGCCTCTGGCTTTGGTGGAATGGATATTGCAGCAGGACCTCGTGCGTCATCTTTTGACCGCAACACTCCCCGTACTACTGATGAGGCCAATGCCCGTCAGCAAGGACTGCTGTTCTTGAAAATTGCAGGACCATCTTGTAATCACCCTAACTGCCAAGCATACCGTGCTAAAGGTGTTGAACTCTTAGGACGCTCCATTGGTTCTGACCGAAAGTTTGCAAGTGACCCAGGAACTGCACTAGGTGCTTCTCCAGTAATTCCTAGCATACGTAAAGATAAACCAATCCCTCAAGCAGTACTACGACCTGAAAGTGTCAATGTTCCTGAAGGGCAACGTAAAGGTTCATTTGGAACTGGTCAATCTACTGATATGGGTGATTTTGCGTTTGACTACAAAAACACCATGAAAGTTCCTGAATATGAGCCAGCAGATAAGAAGAATCCTGACTGGGTTGCATTGTCTCAGCAATTTAAAGTTCAAGGCACTGGTAAAGGTGGGCAACGTGACATTTTTGGACCTGACGATTATTTAGAGCACCAACACCACCCAGATGAAGTTAACTACAAACTCCCTTGGGAAGCATGACAAAGCGAGTTAAAGTAGTTCTTTTATTGCAAGGTATTATCCTTGCTAATTGGGCTTTATCAAAGTTGATGAGAAATCTTCAAATAGAATCATTGGATGTTATTGAACAAGCCCACAAGATTTTGATTTGTGAAGAACCAAGTTGCGTGTTGGACGATACCCTTGATGGCACTAGGGACTCTTTAAAGAGTTGGAATAAAGCATGGTCGTAAAGTACCCAGTTCATACTGTTTCGCAAAGTGAAGCCATCTCTATTGCTCAGAACATGGCAACTAGCAATGGTTTTAAGCGTTCTATCACCATGGGTGTTCAGCGTCTTGCTGAAACTGAGTGGATTATTACTCTAGACGTACAGAAGTAGGACAAGATGCCTGGAAAAGAACACTTTAGTGAACAGTTTGGCATGTCCAAGCGTGAAGAGAACGAGATTGCAGGCGCTGCCTTTGGTCAACACCTTCTTGATGGTATGGCACAAGCCGACGGTTTTCAAGACTATGAACACCATGTACTTTCAAAGCAAAATCGTGAAAATGAGCAGTTTCGCCAAAAGTATGAGGTAAACAACCCAGCGCATGGACGATTGGGAAATGTGCGGTTTAACTCTGACTATGACACTACTGTTTATGAAATCAAGCATCCATCAGGTTGGAAGGGTGTACATATGGGAATGATGATGGAATTACATCACCCTAAGCGTGGGGCAGTAGACCTCATTGATTACAATGATTACAACCGCCACGGATTGGGAAGTCCTGCTACAGCAGAAGATTGGCCTGACCCAACTGTCTTGCACACTGACCTCAACAACTTTGTCCAGGAATCTGGAACAGATTACGACTAATGTCAGATGAGAAAGTCTGTGACCTGTCTGAGCAATGTGTGTGGTGTGGCGGTCAAATGCGCCCTGAACACGCTCATTATCGGTGCGAATCTTGTGGCTCTAGGGACTCTTGTTGTGAGGGAATTTATTGATGAGCACGGACACAGTTAGCGTTTGTATACCTTCCATCCCTACACGCTCTCATCTGCTTACATCTCGTGCACTTCCAAGTGTTTTTACGCAAACACACCCTGTATCTGAAATTGCTATCTCACTTGACCTTAAAAAAGAAGGTGCATGGGAAAACCGCAATAATGCTATAAAAATGGCAAATAGCGAGTGGATTGCTTTTCTAGATGACGATGACGAGTTTCAACCTCACCATGTTGGAACATTACTTAATGCAGCACATGACCAACAAGCAGATGTTGTATGGGGCTGGTTTGATGTTATTAATGGTTCAGACCCTTTTCCAATGAACAAAGGGAAACAGTTTGATATTGAATCTCCCCTCTGTTTCCCTATAACTTGTTTAGTTCGTCGTTCTTTAATTTTAGATTCAAATGCCACTTTTATGCCAGATAACAACAAAATAGGTGCATGGGAATTCCAAGATTTCCCATTTTGGAAAAGCATTCATGACGCAGGTGGTAAGTTTTTAGCAATTCCAGATATCACATGGAATTGGCATCACCATAATGCAAACACAGCAGGTCTACCAAATCGTTGGTAATTCTCACTAATTCTCATTTAGTGTATAATTAATAGTGAGGTTTTACCCACCGAGACGGATTGCTTGCGAGCGGTCCGTCTTCGTGTCTACTTGTTGTTTTTAAAAGAAACAGCCATTTGCCATTTAACTCGTGAAGTTACAGGCCATTTAACCCCACAAACATCGTCATTTGTAAGGATTAAAGAATCATATTGATTGCAGACATCTCTAAATCCCATATTGTTTAATAAGTCAATAATTCGGTCTTCATGGCAATTCCAATAGTGGGGAGCGCCATCCCACATAATTCCGTCTTCTTCATATTGAAAGTTTTTGTCTTGGTGTTCTAACGTAATCATTACATCAGTAATACTTAATTCATCGTTTTTCCACATATTAAGAACTTTAAAGACATCAGGACCAACTACCATAATTTGAGCATCTGGTGTAGCAATACGTGAGATTTCATTTAAAAATGACGGCACATCATTCCAAGAAATATGTTCAAGAATATGACCAAGGTATATAGCATCAAAAGATGAATCATCAAATGGATAAGGTTCTCCACCTTTTACTAAGACATCGGGTGTTATGTTCTCACTTTGGAATACATCTGTGTTAACCCATCCATCTGCATAAAATGGTCCACAACCTACGTTTAATCGGTTCATATGCTATTACTCTAACACTGATAAACTTGTTTAATGCTTAAATCCCGTTTGCGGATTACAAGTTGTTTCCTGTGGGTAATGCTCACATTCCTGGGGTTTTATCCGTCTCCCTCCGCCAAAGCCGACATCTTTACCACTACAGGTCCTGATGACTATTACTTTACCTTAGACGCTGGTACAACCTTTACGGTACGGACGTACGCCCAACAATATGGTATTGACAGCCAACTGTGGCTATATAACAACGAGGGCACAGTTGTTGGCGTAAATGACGACTACTTTGGTCTAGATTCATATATTTCTTATGCTGTTCAAAATACAGGTACTTACCGCCTACGCACAAGCGTTTGCTGTGGAAACCCTGATAGTTGGTATGGAACTTCATATGTGGTAGATACTAGTTCTGCCCCCACAAATGCACCCCCAACGACTACAACCAGCACTACCAGTACTAGTACGACAACTACTACCCTTGCCCCATATTTAAATGCCCCAACAAACGTGCGGGTCACATCTGTAAACTCAACTAAGATTTACATTAGTTGGGATGAACCAGAGTCTTCAAATACTGAAATAGAACAATACATAGTTCTTGTAGATTGTGACGATGGTTCACAACCACACTTAGGTGCTATTTCGCAGACCACTAGCGCCATTATTGAGGACTTACCCTCTAATACAACCTGTCAAATCAGGGTTCGGGCAGATAATGACACAGTTCGTGTTTATTCTGCGTATTCCACTCAGATTACTGGTGTTACTGCAACTACGACCACTACGTCGTCTACCACGACTTCCACAACATCCACAACCACAACGACACTGGCACCAACCACAACCACGTCATCTACTACCACCACCACCATTTTGATAACGACAACGACAACAGAGCCGCCGACAACAACAGAACTACCGACAAGTACAACATCCACAACCTCCACAACGGTTCCTGAGACAACTACCACGATAGCACCTGTGACGGGTACCACAAGTACCTCTACAACTAGTACCACTTTGGCCCCTGTGTCCACAACAACGAGTACAAGTACCTCTACGACCACTACAGTGCCTAATACAACCACTACAACTGAACCTGTACAAGAACTTGTACAAGTTGACCCAGAGGTAACAGCATTGCTTGGCGCTATCAGTATATTGCCCCAATCTGAAATTGCAGCGGCTGTGGATAATATTATTGAACAAGGTGTCAGTGCTGAAGAAGCAACCGCACTCGCCACTAACCCAGAGGTTTTGCAATCAGTAACATCTGAGCAAGCAACTGAAATCTTTGATGCCGTTGAAGTCTCTGACCTGTCTGATGCACAGGCAGAACAACTGATTGAAGCCGTGCAAGATGCACCAGAAGAAGTTCGGGCAGCCTTTGAGGAACAGATTAACGTGTTCGGTGGCAAGTTTAATACGTATGTGCCTGTTGGCTCAAGTATCAACGTGGGCCAGCGTAGAGTTTTAATTGCTGCATCTGGGGTATTATTTATGGCACCAGCAGTTTCTGTTTCTTCATCTACCAGTAGTTCTTCGTCATCTGACTCTCGTAGAAAGTAATAATGAAATTATTTAAAGAAATATACGCATTGCTGTGGACCCTCGCAGGAACTGCCCTTGTCCTTATCACCCTGTCAGGTGCCGTTAAAGTTATGGCCCTTTGGATTGCAGGGGCTACCCTGATTATTCATCTTTTAGGAGCGTTTTTTCAAGACGATGAGTAGCCTCAGTCTAGAGTAAACTAGTTCTATGGCTAACATTCCGCAAACAGTCAATTACAGACTTGACAGAGGTCTCCCGTGGGAACGCCTTATTATCATCAAAAACAAGTACAGCCATGCTTTGCTTTACCCTTCAGAGGCTCGTGCTTTTATCAAGACAGGAACCCTGTCAAAAGTTGAAATAACTACAAGTATTACTAAAGAAAATGGAATTGAACTTTCATTAACGGCTGAAGAAACCCAAGATTTACCACTTGGAGACCTGCAATACGATGTAATGGCTACTATTAAAGGCGTTCAGCGCCCAGTATCTGGGGGTACAATTACTGTATCTGCTTTAGATACTATTACCCCTCTGGAGGACACACAGGCTATGGAAATCCGTTATAAGCAATACACGGACTATCGCCGTACCTTTACATGGAAAGACTCTACTGGCGTTGTTATTACTGTCCAAAGTGCCTTCATGCAGGCTAAAACGTCTACTGGCACCACCGTTGTGGACTTGCGTTGGTACGCTACCACACCAGCAGAAAATACTGTTATTGCACTAACTCCAGCCAACAAGCGTGGTTACTTGGCTCCAGCAACTGGCGCAACCTTGGAAGTACATATTTCTAATACCAACGACGTTGCCGCTGGTTCATACCCATTTGACCTTTTTGTACAAGATTCCGCAGGTGATTGGGATTGCCTATCATCGGGAACCCTAGTAGTTGAAGCAGCGGTTTCAGCACCACCTGTATGAGCACCGTAGAAGTTACAAAAACACCTAATAAGTATGTAACAGTTACCCAGAAAAAGAATGTTTCTGTTGTAACTGAGCCTACTGAACAAGTATTAGAGGTACACGACCCAGGTGTGGCTGGACCCGCCAACGTCCTTGCTATTGGTACTGTAACGGCTGGAGTGCCAGCATCTGTATCTATTACTGGTGTAGCCCCGTCTCAAACTCTTAACTTTGTTTTACCAGTTGGTGGCTCATTTGTATATACCCAGAGTGTTTCAGCGTCCACGTGGACCATTACTCACAATTTGGGGTTCTTCCCATCGGTGAGCGTGGTTGATAACGGCGGGAACATGGTCATAGGTGATGTATTATATATAACAGAGAATCAAGTTTCTATCTCATTTTCCGCCAGTTTCGGTGGGAAAGCATACTTTTCGTGAGGATTAAATGTCAAAGTTTCTAAATAATGTCAATCTAAATGGCAATGAACTCCTCAATGCCGTTATTCATAACGCTGGTACTGCACCTACAACCAATGCCAAGGCTGGTGGTATTTACTTTGATACCAACGGTGGTTTAAATAAACTCAAGTATTACAACGGTACGGCATGGGTTGAGTTATCTTCAGGTGGTGCTGGCACATGGCAACCTCTTGACGCTGACCTTACAGCGATTGCCGCTCTCACGGGTACCTCTGGATTCCTTAAAACTGATGGTGCAAGTAACTGGACAGTTGACACCACAACGTACCTAACGGCTACCACGGGCGTTACAACAGTCAATGGTGTTTCTGGTGCTATCACCAATGTTGCTAAGACAACTGACAAGTTAAGCGTTTTTGCGGCTACTACATCTGCTGAACTGGCTGGAGTCATCTCTGATGAAACTGGCTCTGGTGTCCTTGTATTTGGCACTAGCCCTGCAATTACAACATCGCTTACTACAGCAAGCACCTCATTTGACCTTGTTAACACAACGGCTACCACGGTCAACTTTGCTGGTGCGGCTACAAACGTCAACATTGGTAACGCTTCGGGAACTGTAACAGTTGCAGGTAACCTGACCGTTAATGGTACAACAACTACTATTAACTCAACAGTCATCACCGTTGATGATATTAACTTTATTTTGGGTGATGTTGCTTCCCCATCTGACTCTACAGCCAATGGCGGTGGTATTACCCTTAAAGGTGCCACTGATAAGACATGGAACTGGATATCCAGTACAGCGGCATGGACGTCTTCTGAACATATTGACCTTGCGGCAACTAAAGTTATCAAGATTGCTGGTACACAAGTACTGTCAGCAACTGAGTACACAGGTAACTCTGCAACCACTACGACAGCAACCAACGTTACTGGTGGAGCCGCTGGTTCACTTGTTTACCAAACAGGTTCTGCCACAACCACCACTCTTGGCCTTGGTACATCTGGACATGTCCTTGTTGCGGGCGCATCTGCTCCCGTATGGACAAAGAAGAAGCATGCTGAAACTCTTTCTACATCTGCTACGTCATATGCCATTACCCATGGTCTTGCAACCGCAGACCTAGTAGTAAACGTATATGAAGTTTCATCGGGCGAAGTTGTATACGCTGATATTGTCAATACCAGTAGCACAACCACCCTATACTTTGCGGTAGCACCAACTGCTAACCAATACCGAGTAGTAATCTTGGCTTAGGGTAGCCTCGTGCTACCCTAGTAGAGGACTATTATGGCTAACTTTCTCAAATCACTATTTGTCAAGGGCGTTGAGATTGACCCTGCTGGCGCTGCCAGCGACCAAGTACTTAAATACAACGGAACTAAGTTTGTTCCTGGTACTGCCTCTACTGTCGGCTCTATTGATGACCTTTCAGACGTTATTGTCACCACACCTTCTAATGGTCAAGCCCTTGTATATAACGGCACCGACTGGGTAAACGGTGCTTCAGGAGTTGCTGGGAGTACATACACCGCAACTATTGGTGATGGTACCAATGATGTTTTTGTTTTATCGCATGGTCTTAACACTCGTGATGTCTTTGTTACTATCCGTAATGCGGCTTCACCTTATGAAGTTATTGACGCTTATTGGGCGGCTACTACAACTGGCACAGTAACTATTGACTTCAGCGTTGTACCAACTACTAACAGTGTTCGTGTGGCTATCTATGCCGCTGTAACAGGTAATAACACTGCATTAGCCCTTGACACCCTCACAGACGTTGTTATCAGTACACCAGCCAATGGTCAATTTCTTGAGTTTGATGGTACAAACTGGGTTAATAAGGTTAGCCCATCCAATGAGCCGATGGGTCATGAGAATAAAGCAGACAGCGTTATTTCATTTAACGAAGGTACACGCACATTTTCTATTGCACCAGCATCTACATCATACACAGTGTGGTGTGCAGGTAAACGGTTTGTAAAGACAACCACATCAACGGTCACTATTCCAGATACATCAGGTCTTTACTACATTTACTTTGACTCTTCAGGTGTTTTAAGTTATCGGACCAGTTACTTTGTTTGGGATACAGACGCACCAACTGCTTACATCTACTGGAATGAAGTAGATAACAAAGCATACTTCTTTGCTGATGAGCGCCATGGCATAACACTTGACTGGGCAACCCATGAGTATCTACACAGAACCCGTGGTGCAGCAATTGCAAATGGTTTTGGTGCAACTAACTATATTCTTGATGGCGATGGTTCATTAGATTCTCACGCAAAACTAGATATTGCTAATGGAACATTTTTTGATGAAGATTTGCAAGTTGATATTGTACATTCTGCAACACCAACACCAAATACTTGGCAACAAGTTCTTCAAGGTAACGCTAAAATTCCAGCCTTCTACAGACTTAATAATCACTGGGTAAAAGATACCGCAACGGAATTCCCGTTGAAGCAGGGAACAGACAGACCAAGATACAACCTAAATACTGCTGGAACATGGTCAACACCAGATGTAACGAATAACCACTTTGGTGTGTCTTGGATTATTGCTACTAATAATCTAAATGAACCAATTATTGCCATTATTGGTCAAGATTCATATTCAGCCAATGGTGCAGCGCAAGCAGAGTTTTATGCTTCACTTAATTTGGATGGTTTTCCAATCGTTGAGTTTCGCCCTCTTTATAAGATTATTTATGAGTGCAAAACCTCATATACAAATACGCCAAGCGCAATAATTACTGATGTCCTTGACCTAAGAAGTGTTATTTCCTCAGACCAAGGTGTAGGTACTACACCTGTTTCCGACCACGGGTCAATGACTGGCCTTGCAGATGATGACCACACTCAGTACTTAACTGATACTCGCCATAATGCTTTAGACCACAGTACAGCCATGGCAAGCGTTGTTATTGATGACCTTTCAGATGTTGCCATTACATCACCTGCAAATGGTGAAATATTAAAATATAACTCTTCTACAAGTTTATGGACTAACGCTTCTGCTGGTGGCGTTTCTACTTTAAATGATTTAACTGATGTATCTGCTGCTTCACCAATTACATATCAACCATTAATTTGGGATGGTACTAACTGGCAATCTGGGTCATTTAACCAGTACCTTCGCTTAGGTGAAGCGGGTGTTAATGACTGGTTGGACTTAAACCCTCAATCATTGCACCTACATCCAAGTGCGGGGCTTGCTCGCTTCTCTTACAATGAAGTAGTCATCAACGACCTCGTTTATCAGGCAGAACTACTTCCTCAAGAACTTAAATGGACTGACTGGAGCAACGGTAACCAAACAAAAATACAACCGATTGGTGCAACTAACGGGCAAGTACTTGCTTTCAATACTGGTTCATCGTCTTATGTGCCTTCAAATATACCTATTGATAGTCTCAGTGACGTTGTTATTACTAGCCCTACTGATGGTCAAGTATTAAAGTACAATACTGCTACAAGTTTGTGGACTAACGCTTCTGCTGGTGGTGGAGCAAGTATCACTGTCTCTGATACACCACCAGTTTCCCCTACTGCTGGAGCGCTTTGGTTTGAATCTGATAGTGGTCTTACCTTTATTTACTATGATTCTCAGTGGATTGAAATTGGCGCAGGCGCTTCTTACGACCCCATTACAAGAATTGTTCAGGCTAAAGGTGATTTAATCCTTGGAACTGCCTCACAGACCGTAGACCGTTTAACTGTAGGAACTAACAGCCAAAGGCTTATTGCTAACTCAAGTACCACTACGGGGGTCTCATGGGCTTCTGACAGCACCAATACAGTCATTGACGCTAAAGGCGACCTACTCGTAGGTGCTACAGCAGATGTTGTAGCCAAGTTGCCAGTCGGTGTTGATAATCAAGTACTTGTTGCTGACTCTACTGCAACCAATGGCTTGGCGTGGTCTACTCAAGCAAATGGTTCTCGCAACCTAATCATTAACGGTGGGATGCAGGTTAACCAACGAGCAACTGCCCTTACTGGAACTAATACTGGGTACACAGTTGACCGTTGGCGAGTTGGAAACTACACAGGAAACCTACAAGTAACAACTTCGCAGAACTCTGATGTTCCGAGCGGGCAAGGTTTTACACATTCATTACGAATGACTGTAACCACGGTTGGAACTGTATACGCTTATGACTATATTGAAATAAATCAAGCAATAGAAGGATTAAACTCGGCACAACTAGCATGGGGTACTGCTGGGGCAAAAACCATAACAGTTTCTTTTTGGGTTCGCTCAGCAGTTACTGGCACATATTCCATTAAGTTGAACAATTTTGGCGCAACTCGTAACTATATTGCTTCTTATACTATTTCTGCAGCCAACACTTGGGAAAAGAAAACAATAACTATTGCTGGTGAGACTTCGGGAACATGGTTGACTACTAATGGTTCAGGTGTTTTTCTTTCCTTTACCCCCCGTGTTGAGGCATCATCTACTGGGGCTGCTGGTGCGTGGAGTTCATCATCAACTCCCGCTGGCGTTACTGGGCATGCAAACGCTTTTGCAACTGTCGGAAACATCTTTGCCATTACGGGTGTACAACTTGAAGCAAATACCGTGGCAACCCCGTTTGAACACCGACCATATGGCACAGAACTAGCCCTTTGCCAACGGTATTACTACCGCCTTGGCAACACATCTGTAAGTGCAGCATATTTATCTACACAGAACTTTGTTTCATATACAGGAACAGCAATAGAAGGCGTAATTCAGCACCCAGTTCCAATGAGAACCCATGCCGTAACTTTTGGTTCTAGCAGTGTTTATGCTTACAATGTTTTACTTGGTAACTATGTCGGTATTCCTAGAGCCGCTGTCAGCGCAGCCAATAGCACGACTCATGCAGTTATGATTGTAGACAGAAGTGGTGGCACAGCATGGTCAACTCAATTAACTTTTGCTTTGATAGCGAATACTTCTGCAGGTTATATTGAAGTTAGTGCGGAGTTGTGATGTATTACACACTTGAAGAAACACATCGGTTTACTGGTGAAACTGGAACTATTATTTTCCGTTACAAAGAAGATGGTGGTGTAATGTCTTTTGCGGCTGACCCTGCCAACTCGGATTATCAGGCGTATCTTGCGTGGGTTACTGAAGGTAACACCGCTGAAGAATGGAACCTAGAATAATGGCTATTGACTTTCCAAACTCCCCTGCAACAAATCAGACCCATACAGTCGGTGGAAAAACATGGACATATGATGGTGAAAAGTGGGTTGTTGTAGACAAAGTAAACAACGCCTCTAACCAGATTTATGATGTTACTGTATTATTGCGTATGGAGACTAACTAATGGCTCGTAGGCGTGTAGACACAGCACCACAATTTAACGTTGGCGCTGATTCAGTATTAATCCAGCAGGTAGTAGGGTCAACTTCTAACATCTTTGAGGTTAAGAACCATTCTGGCGCATCTGTAATGGCTATTGATAGTTCTGGCGCAACTACGGCTACCTTTGCTGCTGGTGTAGGTCTACCCGTGGGTATGATTACCCCGTTTGCTGGTTCTACTGCACCTACAGGGTGGTTGCTTTGCTATGGACAAGCAGTATCAAGAACCACCTACGCCGCTTTGTTCGCAGTTCTTTCAACTACTTACAATACTGGTGTCGTAGCAGAAACTGACTTCTGTCTTCCTGACCTTCGTGGTCGTACGGTTGCTGGTATTGACAATATGGGCGGCACAGACGCTCTTCGCCTTGATATTGCCAATAGTTCTGGAACAGTTATTGGGTCACAGTATGTAACTTTGACTTCTGCACAATCAGGAGTTCCTGCTCACGCTCACGCCAACACCGCTTCATTCAGTGGTTCTTTTACGGGTACTGGTAGCACAACGGGAAATGATTCTCCAGACCACTCACACTCTGGCACTACTTCAATGAACGCTTACACAGACTTCTTGAGAGTTGTAGGTGTTGCTGGTACAACAATGGAAAATAACCATGCAGTAGGTCGTGGAGGAGGTTCGTATGCTGACCATACAGGTTCTTACCCGAACCACCAACACAACTTCAGTACGGGTGGTGCTTCTGCTCGTCATGCACACTCTTTTACCCCTGCTGGTTCAATTTCAGGTTCTGTAACGATGAGCAACCAACCCAACACGGCTGCATCTGCTGCTGAATCTCATAGCGTAATGCAGCCAACAATGGTTCTAAACTATATAGTGAGGTACTAATGCCATTCGTAGAGACACGCTTCATTTCCCCTACAACGCTGACAACATCAGCGGCTAGTGCGCTGTACACAGTTCCAACTGGGTACTCGGCAATTATTAAACAATTAGTCGTAACGAACATTACAGGAACTGCGGCTACCTTTACCTTCTACATCGGTGCGGCTTCTGCTGGGAATGCCCTATTTAGTGGTACGTCAGTAGCGGCTAACGACACGGTGATTATTAACTTGTCTCAGGTAGTTACAACTGGTGAAATTCTCAGGGCGCTGGCTTCTACAGGCTCGGCGCTCAACCTGACAGTCTCAGGCGTCCTTAACGATGGTCCTCTTGCATCTACGGCTACCTACATTGCTGACAATGCTATTACTTCAGCCAAGATTGCTGATGGAGCAATTGTCAATGCAGACATCAACGCATCGGCTGCGATTGAGTTGTCAAAACTTGCGACAAGTACTGCTGGAAATGTTATTGTCTACAACTCATCGGGAGTTCCTACTGCTGTTGCCGAAACGGGAGATGTAACAATCTCTGATACTGGCGTCACGGCAATTAAAAGCAATGTATCACTGACTGGTGTTCCACTAGCACCTACTGCTAACTCCACTACAAACAATACCCAAATCGCTACGACAGCATTTGTCACTACAGCAGTATCAAACATTAGTACTGGTGCTGTTCCTAACTTTCTTGTTTATCTTTCTGGGGGAAACGGTACCGCAACAAATGGGGCAACAATTGCATACAACGCCGAGATATATGACGATACAAACAATGTAGTAAGTGGTGTTTTTACTGTTCCAGCGGGTCAAGCAGGCACTTATAGTTTTACTGCACACACAAACGCTTACAGCATCGGAACATCAGGAATTATGAGGGGTTGTATCGTGACGACAGGTTCTTATGCCAATACATATTTTGGTAGTGTTCATCCTGCAAGTGGCGGTATTGACCATTATGTTGAAGTGTCTTTAATTACAAAATTGGCAGTTGGGGATACAGTTAAATGTTTGTTTTCTGTTCCTGCTACGGGGACTTACAGCGCAGGCTTAACATACAATAACTTTTCTGGAGCAAGGGTCGCATAATGACTGGTATTCGTAGAGTCTCTCAATTAGGTACTACTGGAGAATCAACTTATGTTGATGGCTCTATTCAGACTGTAGATATTGCTGATGGAGCAGTTGGCACTGCCGATATCGCCGCTAATGCAGTTACTCAAGCAAAACTAAGTACAGATATCCCATTAAGCGGGTTCCGTAATATAGTAATAAACGGTGGATTTGATATTTGGCAAAGAGGAACATCAGTCGCAATACAAAGCGCATCTAGTAGTGCTGCATACCAGGCTGACCGTTGGGCTACATACCGTGCTGTTGCTGGTTCTACACAATCACAAATTGCTTCTGGATTGAGTGGTTTTCAAAATGCTATTAGGCTTCAACGCAACTCAGGTAACACAGCAACAAATCCTATTTATTTAAGTCAATCTTTTGAAACAAGTGCCATCAGCAAAGTTGCTGGTTTGCCTGTTGTGGTTTCTTTTTACGCTAGGGTTGGTAGCAACTTTACTGGTTCAACTATTCTTGCCCGTATGGGAGTAGGTACAGGTACAGAACGAGATGTTATTTGGTCAGGTGGTTGGACTAGTTACACTGAACCTTTATCCCAACAGGTAACTCCCACAACTAATTGGCAGCGTTTTGTTTTGTATGTAACCGTTCCTGCTGGTACTACACAGGCTGGTTTGTTTTTTACTGTTAGTCCAACTGGTACTGCCAGCACTAATGACTATGTGGATATTACAGGTGTGCAAATTGAGGCAGGTTCACAAGTGACACCATTTGAACAACGACCTATTGGCATAGAACTACACTTATGTATGAGGTACTACCAGAACTACCCTTACGGACAGTACCAAGAAATGCCAGTTGCTATTGGTTATGCACCAGCAAACTATTACTACGGCGCACAAAACATGCGTGTGCCATTTAGAGCAGCCCCCACTGTAACTTTATCTAGCGTTCAGTGGAGAACTCCAGGAACAGCCAACTTGTCTGCGGGGTCTTCTGCTTATTATGTTGCCCACAACGATGGTGCTTATTTTGCGTTTGCTGCTGCTAGTGGTGGGTACCATGCTTTAAGTTTCTTTATCAGTTCAACACAAACGGCGGAGTTATAAAATGGCTACATATATTGAAGGCGATTTGACACAGTATCCGTGGTGTCCACCTAATATCCCAGCACTTGCTCGTTACATTGAACGAATAAACGATGACGGTACAGTTTCTTCTATTCCACCCGACCCTGCAAATGCTGATTTTGTTGAGTATGAGTTGTGGCTTGCAGAAGGCAACACGCCTGAACCATATGAAGAACGATTTGCGAGCGAGGAACAGTAATGGCTTTTACAGAAAAACGACTATCAGGACCAGCCGTCCTTACGGCTAACACTGAGACAAACCTGTATACGTGCCCTACCGCCCAAACCACTACAACAATGATTAAACAGTTTGTAGTAACCAACACAAGCGCTTCTGCAACTGCCACTATTAGCATCTCTTTGGTACCCGTTACACAAACTGCTGGCACAGCCAACCGTTTATTTAACTCTTTGTCATTAGCGGCTAATGAAACAGTATTATTGGATGTATCACAGGTAATGACTTCGGGTGATTTTATCTCAGCCAAGTCTAGCGCTAGTTCTACTATTAACGTAACCATCTCAGGCGTAGAGAACGCTGGCGGTATGGTAGTTTCAGGGTTAGCGGATTCCGCTGTAACTACTGCTAAAATTGCAGATAGTAATATAACCGCCGCAAAACTAGGACCTAACGCCTTTTTGTCTAATAACCAAGCAGGTGCAATAATGTTAATGGAGATGATGTAATGGCTGTCGGTGACCGCAACGAAGCAAGACTAAATGACTCAGGTGTGGCGAGTACTCAATTGGGAACCACTACAACTGTTGTTGCCACAGTTCCCTCTGGATACCAGTATATTGTCAAGCAAGTAATCATGTGCAATACAGACACCCAAGACCGTGTTCTTTCTCTGGCGATTGGTTCAGCCGCTACTCTTGCTAATCGTTTTGTCTCTCTTCTTCCTATTGCTGGATTTGACACAATCATCTTGGATACGGGTATTGTCCTGAATGCTGGAGAGACTATTCAGGGATTATCAGATACTGGCGCAAAGGTCAATGTGACTGTCGTTGGATGGACGAAACAAACAGCCTAATGCCTATTTCTTCTGCTCTCGGTTCTTCTGCGCTACTCCCAGCGGGGTTGGGATTTCGTAATGTAATCACCAATGGAGATATGAAAGTTGCACAACGGGGTACTTCGTTTTCTTTTGGTACTGGTGGTGGTACATACTATTACGGTGCAGATAGGTGGAGAACCCAAGACTACACATGGTCAGCAGGTACAAATCCAACTGTCAGCAATGAAACAACGGTTGTCCCAACTGGATTTACCAATGCTTACAAATGGGCTAACGGTGCCACGCCTTTAACATTTTCTTCTGGTGGAAACCAATTCGTTAATCAAACTATAGAAGGATATAATGCTTCTGCCCTTTATGGGAAAACATGTTCTTTGTCTTTTTGGGTTAGGTCGTCAACAGCAGGAAAATATAGTATCTGGTTTACCAATGGTGCTTCTACTAGAAGCCTATTAAAAACATACACAATCAACTCGGCAAACACTTGGGAATACAAAACCATAACGATAGATATGGCAACGGCTGTGTCCAGTGGTGTTTGGGAAAAAGCAACAGGTGCTGGGTTAAGTATGTCCTTCTCGCTTGGTTCTCACGCTGACCGTATTGGAAATACTAACTTGGATTCATGGGGGGCATTGAGTTCTTACCATTACGCAACTAGCGATTCGGTCAACTTGGCTACCATTGCAAACTCAACTTTTTATTTGACTGGTGTGCAGTTGGAACAGAACTACCAGCCAACCCCGTTTGAACAACGCCCTATCGGTGTAGAACTAGCCCTGTGCCAACGGTACTACGAAAAATCTTATAATTACGATGTTGCTCCTGGGGCTTCGTCTAATCCTGGAAGTCTTTTTGTCGGAACCGTTAGCGACTTGTATGGCAATGCACTTGTTCACATACAGTTTAAAGTGCTCAAAAGAGTAACTCCCACTTTAAATGTTTGGTCAACTGCTGGTGTTGCTAATAATTTTACCTACAACAGAAGTGGCGTAGGAGATACAAACTCTTCTTACAACTGGACTGGCGATTGGGCTGGTGCAAGTGGAGGAATGATGTTTTTCGGAGTTGGGGCTAATTATGTGGCGGTCAGTATTAGGGGACACTGGGCTGCATCGGCGGAATTGTAATGTATAAACTTATTTCAAACCCATATAGCAAAAATAAATCAATTTTTAGAATTTCTGATTCTGCGATGATTCCGAACGACCCTGCCAACACGGACTATCAGGCGTATCTCATATGGGTTGCTGAAGGTAACACGGCAGAAGAACGGGAGGGGAACTAATGCCTATCACAAGTCAAATCGGTAGTTCATCGCTAATCAAACCAGGGGTGGTTGATTCGGCTGCTACACGACCTGCATCACCTTTTGAAGGTCAAATGTTGTACGAAAAAGACACTGACCGTGTTCTTGTCTACAACGGTTCAGCATGGGTAATGCCAGGAACATCAACACTCGTAACGTCTCTTCCTTCTAGCCCTGTTGATGGTCAGATTATTGATTATGTTGCTGACTCAACGAATGGTGTAGTGTGGCGTTTCCGTTATCGTTCTGCTTCTACGTCTGCATACAAATGGGAATTTATTGGTGGTCCACCAAACTTCTCTTATGTTGGTCCTAATAATTATTTTGGTACACGCCAAACTACGACATCATTAACCTTTGCGGACCTTTCAACTGTTGGTCCGTCTTTTGTAACTCCGTTTGCAGGGGATTGGGACTGCACATATAATTTTATTGCCGAGACAACAAATACTTCTACCAATGCTCGTATTTGGGTGACTGGAGATTCAACATCGCTTGGTTGGGATTTGGGAGATTCACAAGTTTATGGAGGTGGGCAAATAAATGGGAACCATGTAGCCACTATCCGTAGAACTTCTCTTGCTTCTGGTTCAACAATCAAACTTCAATACGCAGTTTCTAATGCTGGAACCACAGCGTATTTTTGGAATAGGCGTTTATATATAACACCAGTGAGGATTGGTTAATAATGTCTATTAGTAATAATTCAACTGGGTTACGCCCTGGCGTATGTCTATCTTCAAGTCGCCCTACAGCCCCGTATGAGGGTCAAATGATTTACGAAACCGACACAGACATGCTTGGTGTTTGGAATGGCACAGCATGGCGGTATATTTCGGCTACCACTCCAACCAACGGCACTGTGTTGCAAACCGTAGTTGGGACAAATTCAACTACAACAACCAACAACTCAAGCACTTATGTAGACACAGGGTTGTCAGCAACAATTACCCCCAAATCAACATCAAGTAAAATTCTAATTTTGATAAGTCATCCCAATAGTTGGAAAAGCGCAGATAGTGCAGGTAACGGCATCTTGATGCAAATACATAGAAATGGTGTAAACATTTTACAAAATATTCTTTATGTTGGTTTTACAAATACCGCAATGCAGATGTATTTTTCTATTTCTTCTAACTATCTTGATTCCCCATCCAGCACCTCTGCTTTAACATACAAAACCGTATTTGCAAATAACGCAGGCGGAGCAGGAGTTGTTGTTCAGCAGTCAAATATTCTTTCTCAAATTACATTAATGGAGATTGCGGGATGAGCCACGAAGAAGTTTGCCAATTACTAAAAGATGCTGGTTTTGAGGATGGGTGGGCTGTCGCTGGCGATGAACTAATCCTGTGGGAACACGAAGAAGAACCACCTGCACCACTGGTACGACCAGCCGAATAACACCTGCTACACTCACCACATAACAAAGGAGCCTTAAATGGAACTACAAACTGATGACCTTATCAATGGCCTACTTGAAGAAGTAAAGCGCCTTACCCTTGAAAATATTGCTTATAAAGCCGCATTGCAAAAGATGTCAAATGCATCAGATAGCCCTATCTCAGAAGAATAATGCATAGCGCACACCCAATACATAGGGCGCTTGTTACCTTCTCAAATGCCACTACAGGAGAAGTCCGTGTCAAGATTCCTACTATTTTAGGAATTGATTCAGAAGTAGCCCTATCTTATATTGGGCGCAAAGCGCCTTGGATAGTCCCCACTATTGGTGACCAGATAGTAGTAACGTCAGATGACACTAATCTGACTAATGTCTTTTGGGTACAGACTGATAATGCTTATGCCACTACTGCTGGTAGTGCTGGCAGTGCTGGGACTGCTACGTACGCTACCACTGCTGGTAGCGCCACTAATGCCACTAATGCCACTAATGCCACTACCGCTGGTTCGGCTACTACTGCAACCACTGCTGGTTATGCCACCACTGCTGGTTCGGCTACTAATACTGGTCTAACAAAATTACAGAGGGTTGAATTTGTTGGTGTTACAGCAGTTAACTTTGACAATGTTTTTACAAGCCAGTTTACTAACTATAGAGTTTCTATTGAAACAACCAGTGGGGGTCTTGCTGGTCGTGTAGTTTGTGCATCATTAAGGTCTGGTGGCACAACAAACTCTTCTCTTAGTTATGCACAAGGAATTTTAGCATGGTCAGGGTCTTACGCAAACGGTAGTGCAGTAACAGTATCGGCGGCAGGACAGGTACAAGAAGGTTGGGTTATTTGGTCCGATGTTTTTCAGGGCGCTGATGCCTACATGGATATTTATAGACCTCAAGTCTCTGGATTTCCAACTTCTTTCCTCGGTTTTAGACAAAATAGGTTTAATGCAGGTAACACAGACGGGTTTAATGTAAGGCAAGTAAGTGGTCGTATTGATAGTGAAGCGTCATTTGATGGTATTAGGTTTTATTCGGGTATTTCCAACGCTTTTCCTAATGGAACAATGTCTGGAACTATAACTATTTACGGGTACAACAAATGAAAAGTAAAGAACAAATCTTAGAAGAATTAAAACAACAAATTTCAGGTATGACATACATCACTAATGGTGAAATATTTGAGCACACAGAAGAAGAAAAAGACGCTTTGCTAATTGAATGGGCTTCTTCTTCTTTTGAGTTACAAAAAACTGAGTATATAGAACAACGCCAACTTGCCTATCCGTCTACAAATGACCAATGGGACATCCTCTATCATCAAGGGTTTGATGCTTGGAAAGCCGTTATCAAAGAAGTAAAAGACAGATACCCAAAACCAACGGAATAATTAAGGTAAAATATAACCATGACCAGAAAATACTCTTATTACCCCAGTTTTGACGGAAAAAAGGCACAGCCTGGAACCTTAAAATTAGCCGAACTTTGTGCCAAGAGATACAAAGCCACCAATATGGGAATCTATGTTGCCCGATTGATGCGAAATTCTCATACCGAAGGTAAGAAGATTGGTGACCCAGGAATGGAAAAGTGGATGTCTGTTCATGCCACTGGAGCCGCTATAGACCTTGGTTACACTGACCGCAAGGTTGGCGTTGCTATGTGGGACTTCTTGTTGGCACACACGTTAGAACTTGGCATTGAAGAAATCCACGACTACGCATTTGACAAAGATGCCAAAGATGGGAAACCTGGCTATGGAAGAGGCTTCAGGTGCTCAAGAGGAGAAAATTCTAAAGGGGTAAAATTATTTACCAAGGACGATAATGCTGGAAGTTTTGGGGGCAAGTGGTTGCATGTAGAACTTTCTCCAGAGATGGCTAAAGATGCTGCAAAGTTTGAAGCAGCATGGCGAGCAATTCCTAAGCCTGCATAATACGGTAGGCTAAACAGATGCCTCGTAAACCAGCAGGAATCCAACCAGCAGGACGTGAACGTCTTCGTAAGAATTGGAATGACATTGAAACAGATAGCCCTACCCCGTCATGGCTGACAGGTGGTGGCTTTTCTGATAAAGGTAAGCAATTTCAAGAGCAGATTGAAGAATCTAACCAAGAATATACTTCTTTGTTTGATACTAAAACAGTTATCTCAATCCCAGAGCCTGACTACTACCAAGGTCCAGAACTAAGTACTCGTGTTATTAAACATCGTTTTGTGCCTAACAGAATGACGGGCTTAACTGGTACGGCGTATGTACAATTTGGCGGAACTCGCAAAAATGGTAAAAAGAAAACACAAGAAATTTATGAATACACTGATATGCCCCCATCGGTATATCTAGATTTTCTGAATACAAATTCAAAAGGGCAAACCATTGAGGCATGGACTCGTGATTACAACTACAAAAAGATTAATGACCCGTCTGTTTTCTCACTTTAAAAAAGTAGCCTCATACTGGTCTTTAGTTTGTTTTATTCTATCTATAGCCCTCACTATCTTTTCTTTTATCCCAGGTTTTCTTGGAATAGCCCTATTCGGATACTTTATATTTAAAGACACCGCAAACAGCGTCCAAGGTGTTGGACCTGTCTATTGGATTACCAGAGACTACGAAAAGACTCAAAGGCTCTATGTAGGTTCTGGCTTTATGTTAGAAACTGACTCCCCGTGGCGCACAGGGAAAGGTATCCAACTATCTTTATTTAAAAAATCATTTCAAATAGGCATCTGTAAAAAAGTCAAATATAAGACTGAGCAAGATGCTGAACTCGGAGTTCTTGGTGCTAGGTTTATGGACACACGACCCACAGATATTGGAAACTGGTAATGCGCTTCTGGAATAAAGAACTTAAAGAAAAAGCAACTAGCCGTGTAACCAAGATGGAGACTGATGCCCTTGTTGGGTGGATGGACTCATCGTTGATGAACTTCTGTAGCCAATTTGATGAGTGGCGTTTTCGCAAAGGAAGCAGTGACCTTGTTTCTGAGTCCCTCACTATCCTCAATTCTATTTGGGAAGAGTTAGACCGACGCAGTTAGTCTAGAATTAATATTGTGATAACAGACGAAGAACAAATAGAGCAACTAGAACTACCAGAAGAATACGTAGAGGAACTTGACGAAACCTCCTCAGAGTTTCTAGACACTCTTGTAAAGAAACTTATTCTATTTGTAGAAGAGTTTTGTGACGTAACCCTCTTTCCCTACCAAGTCCCTATTGCCTACAGGATTATTGAGTCAATTGTCTTAGGAGACGGTGAGGAAATCACTGTGGTGGCTACCCGCCAGTCGGGTAAGTCCGAGGTCCTTTCTAATGTCCTTGCAGGCATGATGGTCATTCTTCCTAAGTTGGCTCCTATCTACCCAACATGGTTGAGCAAGTTTGATAAAGGCTTTTGGGTTGGAGTATTTGCACCCGTTGAAGAGCAGGCTGAAACCGTCTTTGGGCGTATTGTCAGCAAACTGTCTAGTGACCACGCCCTTAACTTCTTGTTAGACCCCGAGATTGATGACAAAGCCACATCAGGTGGTACTCGTGGTAGAGGACGTATTATCACCCTCAAGCACTCTGGGTCAATCTGCCGTATGCAAACTTGTAACCCCAAGGCAAAGATTGAGTCTAAGACCTACCACTTCGTCCTTATTGACGAGGCTCAGGAAGCCGACGAGTTCATGATTAACAAGTCAATTAAACCCATGTTGGCGTTCAACAACGGTTCTATTTGTTTAACGGGTACTGCAACCCGTAACAAGTGCTATTTCTATAAAGCCATTCAGTTCAACAAGAGGCGTGAGATTAGCGGTAGAAAGATTCGCCGTGCCCACTTTGAATATGACTGGCGCACAGCCGCTAAGTACAACACTAACTACGAAAAGTTTATTGCTAAAGAAAAACTACGTATTGGTGAAGACTCTGATGAATTCCAGATGTCCTACTGCAATAAGTGGATTTTGGAAAAGGGTATGTTTGTTACAGAAGAGCGCATGGAGCGCCTCTACGACACATCCATGGGCTTGGTTAAACAGTGGTGGCGTACTCCTGTTGTAGTCGGGATTGACGTGGCACGTGCCAACGACTCCACTGTGGTCACCGTGCTCTGGGTTGACTGGGACCACCCAGACCCATTCGGGTTCTATGAGCACCGTATTCTTAACTGGCTTGAGATTAACAACGAAGAGTGGGAGTCTCAATATTTTGAAATTATTGATTTTATTAGAAATTATGATTGTCTGCGTATTGGGGTGGACGCCCAAGGCGTAGGAGGGGCTGTAGCAGAGCGCCTACAGGTTCTACTTCCTGATATTGAAGTCTTGTCTATATCTTCTGATTCAAAGGCTCAAAACGAGCGCTGGGTGCATTTAACTGAACTTATTCAGCGTGAACAATTAATCATTCCTGGACACAGTAAGGCACGCCGTACCCGTACTTGGAAGCGTTTTAATCAACAGATGGCTGACCTTGAAAAAGTCTATAAAGGCCCGTATCTATTAGCCGCTGCGCCAAATGAGAAGGGTGCGTTTGACGACTACCCTGACTCTTTGGCTATCGCTTGCCATATGACTATCCAAGATACGATGCCCCAAATTATGGTGGCTGAAAACCCATTCTTTAGGTGAGAACCTTTAAAATAGTGTAAAGTTGTAAAGATACCAACATTCCTATTTGGAGGATTACGTGACCGTAGCACCTAACCCAATGTTCCCAGAAAAAGGCGTAAACGTCTTTGAGCGTAACTTTGCCCCTAGCATCCCTGGCAATAAGGGACCTCTTCGTTTTGAAGAGGGTGTCGCAACCGACACCGATGTCCCTCATGACTTCGCTCAGGGAGCGTACATGGACACCCAACCACTTGGTCGTTCATCCCATACCAACCCTGAATCACAGTACAAGCATGCAATGGACACCATGCGTGAGCGTGCTCACGTTGGTTCAGCATCTTGGATTGAAGCACCGACAGTATTGTCAGACTTCGTACAGGGTGCCATGAGTGGCGATGCGATGCCACAGTTTGAGTATGCCTTCAATACAGGCGCTCACATGAACCGTCCAAACCCAACTGTCGTAAACGACTAAATAGTGGAAGCGGGCGCTCCATCAAGTGGTGCCCCTGTCACGGGAGATAGTGGTGCCCCTACCACTGGAGATAGCGGAGAACAAGACGTACAGAAGGTAGGTTTACCTTCTATTACTTCAACCGTCTCTGGTCTACCTATTTCTCCTGTGTACGCAGGTGCATTAGGTACTTATAAATTTGACGTTGGTCGTTCTCGTAGGTCTTCTTTCCATGCGGCACGTGCTACACCAAGTTATGAAGATAGCGGCATGCGTAATAAATACGTCCCACAACGCCGTGGTTCACAGGCACAGACATTCAAACAAAAGACCATGGAGGGTACTGGTGAAGTATTCACTGACCCTATGGATGATTTTAAGCCACAAACCTTTAAAGAAGCACGTCGGTCTACCGACATAGGTAATGGTGCGGATGAGCACAAGCGTCGTGAAAGCGCTGGCAAGTTCCGTGGTGCTGGTAAAGAGGCTTATCGCCAAGACAACCGTGGAAATGCAGAGACATCCGCTAAGCGCCAACTCCGATACTCTCAAGGGTAAATATGGGAGATGTAGAGTACCCCCAGTACCTTAAAGACAAAGGCTTTCGCTTTGTTGAACGCCAACCTGGGACAGACAAAATCCCCATTCGTCAAGCCTCTTCTGACACGACGGTTCCTGAAGACATGCGTATGTCAACTGGTCAGTTTGGCAATATGGTTCACAACAAGAGAAATGCTTTACGTATAGCAACCTCTGACCAAGTAGAACGTGGTATGAATTGGTACCCAACCGCTCACCGTATCGCACAGGCAATTCACCCTGATGTTGAAAAGGCTGCTGGTGTGATTGGCGCACTTAGTAGTCGTGGTACTGAATGGACTCAAAATGTACGTAGTGCTGACCAATTCTTTAAAACGGGTGTGCCGTTAGGTAAGGCTACGGGTGCACAAGTTGAAGCCGCAACACGGATTGCTGAAGGAGAACATTGGAGTGATGTTCTTCCAAAAGACTTAAAAACTTATAATTTTACTAAAACTATTATAAATCCTCTTGATGAAGAGGCATATGTTTCAGATACACATGACGCAGACTCAAGTGCTGGTTTAAAGATGCCTTGGCAGACAGCAGACAGAGGTTTGGGTGCTATGGGGCGTTACAACACTTTTGCTGATGCTGGTCGTGCCGCCGCAAACAAAGCAGGGCTTCTTCCTAACCAACTACAAGCCGCTACATGGCTTTCTTGGAAAGAAATGGGTCATCCACGTCGTGGCAACCCTCGTGCTGTAGATATTCGTCGGAGGGGTCGTTGACCCATGGACCCCGCACTTGCCACCATTATTGTTGCAGTAATAACAACCTTTGGTTTTTCAATTAAAGAGTTTAAAGCAATGAAGAAGACTAACTCTCTTGACCACGGTCAAGTAATGCAGAGGTTAGATAAAGTGCAAAATAGCGTGGATAAAGTTGGGGACCGCCTTAACGACCATATTGATTGGCATGTAGATAAACAATAGTTGACAACCTGATTGGGATGGTAGTATGTTGGTGATGTGGTTTGTGAATAAACCACACTAACAGAAGGACTAGCAGTGGAACCCAATTCACTTGTAGAGGCGTTAACAACTCCTCGTGTACAGGGCGATAACTTACTGTGTAAGTTCACCCAAATACGTGACATCCTCAGTAATGAGGAAAAAGAAGCCCTAGATAGAGCAGTTGATGGAATCCGTCAAGATGCTGGAATGGGAAAATCAAAGAAGTTCAGCGCTTCGTGGCTATCTAAAGTACTAGATTCTTTTGGTCATTTTGTAAGTGTAAGCACTGTGCAACGTCACGTAAACAAGGAGTGCTCTTGTGAGCGAATTAGCAGATAAGTTGTCCACACCACCCGAGTCCAAAGCGCAAGCACTTGGTAAGTTAGTTGAAATCCTTGACCGACAAAACATTGACATCAATGAAATTGGTTCTGTAAAACGTGTCAGCCTCTACCAATCTTTAACAAAAGACCAAGATGGTGAAGCACAGATTCATGACCTTGCGGCTATCCAATTCTCCCCCAAGTGGGCAGAAGGTCCTGAGTGGAATCCTGTTAACCAAGGTCCTGCAATTAAACTTCCTAAAGTTACTGTAAAACAATCGGTATCTACTTGGAAGAAGTGCGTTGTGCTTCCTGACATTCAGGCTGGGTTCTTCCGTGATGCAAGCGGGGAACTGATTAGTACTCACGACCCAGTTGCAATGGACTACGCACTTGCAGTTATTAAAGCAGAAAAACCTGACATCGTAGCCCTAAACGGGGATAATGCTGACCTTCCAGAGATGTCAAAGTATCGGTTGAGTCCTGCGTTCTCTTTGACTACCCAAGCAACAATTGATTACCTAACCACGTTGTGTGCCCAAATCAGAGATGCGGCTCCTTATGCTCGCATTATCTGGATGGAAGGTAACCATGAGATTCGTCTTACGAACTACATCATTGACAACGCTAAAGCCGCATTTGGTTTGAAGCAGGGTAATACCCCTACATCCTTCCCAGTGCTCTCTATCCCCTTCCTGTGCCGTTTTGACGACTTTGGGGTGGAGTACTTTGCTGGGTACCCTGCCAGCCAGTTTTGGCTAAATAACCGCATCAAGATTATCCACGGAACCAAAGTGGCTTCAGGTGGCTCTACAGCCCACAAATACCTAGGCACAGAGAAGTCCTCAGTGGTCTATGGGCATATCCACCGCCGTGAGTGGGCAGAGCGCACACGGAGCGACTGGGATGGTCCTAAGACCATTGCCGCTATCTCCTTTGGCTGTCTAGCCCGTGTAGACGGTATGGTGCCATCTACCAAGGGTGGTATGGACTTGGATGGTCGCCCAATCACTTGTGTAGAGGATTGGCAACAAGGTCTTGGGATTATTTACTACCAAGAAGGAGACGGTGCGTTTCATCCTGAAATGCTCCCAATCCATGATGGAACCATGTTTTATAAGGGCAAATTACTAGGTGTAGAATAGGTGTCATGTCCTCTCTTCCAGACTTCAAAGACTTCGTTAATGCAGTGTTTGGAAAAGCAAATCCTAAAAAACCACCTCTTGTAGAAGTCCTTTGGTTGGATGCATCAGACATTGAGAATGGTTGGTTTGGCCTTGAAGAAATTCAAAAGTCAAAGCCAGCCAAATCTCTGTCTGTTGGGTATCTCATGCATAAAGACGCCGAGTGCGTCAAGTTAGTTTCTCTTATTAATGACACCCACGCAGGAAACGGAATCATGATTCCAATGGGGATGGTCAAAAAGATTAACTACCTTCACCGATAACGTAGTATCATTGTTAGGTACATTCCATACAGGAGATTCTCATGGCTACAAAGAACCAACAGGTCGCAGACCAGACTCTAAAGGGTGCCGCTGTCGGCGCACTTTCATATTTCCTTGCTAAGGCAAACATTGACCCAGGCGCACAAGCCGCCATCATGCCACTTGTTATCACAGGTCTTGCGTATGCAAGCACCCTTGTTGGTGACAAAGGAACGGCTAACTTCCTTACTAAGGCATCTGTAGAACTTCCTAAAATTGTTGAGGAAGTAACCGCTGAAGTAGCGAAGAAGAAACAGCCTGCTAAAAAGGCTGCTCCTAAAGCAAAAGCCTAAACACTTTTAGTTACTGTCAGTATTGATGGTAAGGTGTATGCAACATGGCAGTTGATTTTTGGTCCCCATCATATAGAGCGTCTTCTAGCGACCTCACCGTTGCGATTTCCCCACTTGGTTTGGTGGAACTTGCTGACGAAGAGTTTGAAGTACATGGTCCTCGCTTAAACCGTTACGCATCTGCGTGGGCTTGGTACCTTGGTCACCATTGGTCTTATCGCCGTGAAATGGGTGAATCACAGTTCTACATGAACTACACCCGCACGATGTCGGATTACATCACCAACTTTTGTTTTGGTAAGAGTGTCCAGTTTCGTTGCCCTGAACAAAATGGCGCTATCATCCCAAGCCTTTTGCATGAAGTGTGGGATATCCACAACAGTAAGCATTATGTTATGTGGGAAATGGGTCAGTTGGCATCTGTTACTGGCGACTGCTTCGTAAAGATTGCTTATGAAGAACCGTACACAGACTCTGTAGGTATTCCCCACACTGGTCGCATCCGTGTTATCCCGTTGAACCCAGCACATTGTTTCCCTGAGTATCACCCACATGACCGTGACCGACTTCTTCGCTTTAAGTTAAAGTATCGCTTCTGGGGTACATCTCCTGAAGGAACTCGTCAGGTTTATACCTTTACTGAAATCCTTTCTGATGACCTTGTACAACAGTTCATCAACGATGAACTAATTGACGAATACCCCAATGCTTTGGGAACAATTCCAGTTGTGCATATTCCTAACGTCACTATCTCTTCTTCTCCATGGGGTCAGTCAGATATCTGGGACATCATTCCTCTTAACCGTGAACTCAATGAGAAGATGGTTGAAGTTTCTGACATCATCAACTACCACGCCGCTCCTGTAACAATCATTACTGGTGCTAAGGCTTCTCAATTAGAGCGTGGACCTAAGAAGGTTTGGGCTGGACTTCCAAAAGATGCCAACGTATTCAACCTTGAATCTCGTGGTGAGATGTCTGGTGCCTTGGAATACATCCAAGTAATTAAGCGCACTATGCATGAGATTACTGGTGTGCCTGAAACTGCTCTTGGTCAAATGCAACCAATTTCTAACACCTCTGGTGTGGCATTGGCTATCCAGTACCAGCCAATGATGAACCGTTTCAACATGAAGAAGATTCACTTTACCAAGGGTCTTGAGCGTGTTAACGAAATCATCATTCGTACTGCGGCTGTTTTTGAACCACAAATGTTGGTGTACGACCCATCAAAGACGTCCCAGCCTGAGATTGACCAATTGACTCAATTGGACCCTCTTGACCCAACAACCTATCAAACAACGGTTCATTGGCCTGAGCCTCTTCCCGTTGACCAACTTATTAAACTCAACGAAGTTCAAGCCAAGATGCAACTTGGTTTGGAATCTAAGCGTGGCGCTTTGCGTATTCTTGGTGAAGAATTCCCCAATGAAAAGATGGCAGAAATCTTTGAAGAACTTCAAGACGATGCCATTGACCAAGGCGCTTTGGACATGATGCGTGCTCAAATTCAGCAAGCAATTATGTTGGCTACAGGCATGATTTCAGACGGTGGTGGTGTTGAGCCAGCCTCTGCTGGAGGTGCTAATGTATCTACGACGGGGAATTCATCCTCGCCACTTCCTGGAGTCGGTGCCGCAAGCGCCGTTGAAGGGGAACTCGTAAATAAAATTGTAAGTAAGGCTTACGGTGCAAGGTTCGCCCAGCGTCGTAATCCTGACGAAGATAACTAAAAGTAAACAAAACAAGTTCCAATCCGCCAAACAAATGAGGTAAATCCTATGGCAAACCGTAGCAACGTCCCCGAAGGGGACATTATTTCCGTTCCAGTAGACTCTCCACAAGTGGAGCAGTTCGTTGAGGACGCAATGAAAAAGAATCCATCCAAGACTTTTACTGAGGATGACGTTGAGTCAATCCGCAAGCAGGAAAAAGACAAGATGTACAAGCGTCTTGAAGACGCAGATACACGTGTAAAAGCGATGGAAGAGCAAATGAACTTGATTGCTCAAGAGCGTGAGGCTGCTCAAAAAGAAGCCGAAATGCGTGCAAGCAAGGAATCAGAACTTATTCGGGAACGAGAAGTATCTGAACTCAGTGCAAAAGAACTTCTGCTCAAGCGTGAAGATGAGTTCAACGTAAAGTTGTCTCAGATTGAGCAAGATTATAAGACCCGCTTTGATGAAATTGAGCGCCAGCGTTCCCAGCAAGAAGCACTCCTTGAAAAAGAGCGTGCATTGCAGGCACTGACCTCATATCGTCAACGCCGAGTGAACGATGAGCAGGAAGCAATTATCCCTGAACTCATTGACTTGGTCGCAGGAAACAGCGAAGAAGAAATTGAAAACTCAATCGCCGTGCTTCGTGAGAGAAGTAATGCTATTATTGAATCAATCCAACAAGCGACTCAGCAACAGCAGGGTCGTTTGAGGGGAGTGTCGCCAACGTCACCCCCCACTGGGCCTATGGAAAATCAAACGGAATACCAAACGCTTACAGCCGAAGATATTCGGAATATGCCAATGGAACAGTATGCAAAGATGCGTGAACGGCTCATGAACGCCACCCCCTCTCGTAGGGGTCGGTACTAAAACATAACAACCCCTATCCACGGAGGATAACACTATGGCCCTTCCAGGTCCCGTCGGTGGTGCTATTACAGGAGCAGGTCTTGGGTCAATTACGACCACAGGCTACTCAAGTGATGCAACACTCAGCCCAGCAATCCAGACTATCTGGTCAAAAGAAATCCTTTTCCAAGCGATGCCAGTGCTTCGCTTTGAACAGTTTGCCGTCAAGAAGACGGAACTGGGCGTTATGCCAGGTCTCACTATTAACTTCATGCGTTACAACAACCTTTCGGTTGATGAGCAGGTTGGTGCACAACTAACTGAAGGTGTGCGTATGGAGCCAGTGGCTCTTTCCGCTAGCCAAATCCAAATCACTGTTAAGGAACAGGGTCAGGCTACGGCTGTCACCGAATTGTTGCTCAATGCATCATTTGATGACGTCATGGCGTCTGCTTCTCGTCTCCTTGGTCGCCACATGGCGCAGTCAATGGACGCTCAGGCTCGTAACACCCTTTATTCCGCAGGTATCCCTTTCGGTGGAGGCGCAGCAGTTGCACCAAACGTAGTGTTTGGTCGTACAGCGGCTACCACTCGTGGTGCTATCTCACCTTATGATGCAGGTACCCTTGGTGCTTCTGCATCACCTGGCTACATGTCACCTGCTTCCATCAAGGACGCAGTTGAAGTGCTTGCTGGACAAAACATTCCTCGCCTTGGCGACACTTACGTTTGTTTCGTTCACCCATCACAAAGCCGTTCAATCCGTGACTGGCCTGAATTCATTGAAGTAACAAAGTATGCCGCTCCAGGTAACTTTATGCTCGGTGAAATTGGTCGTCTCTATGACGTAGTATTCATTGAAACCACCCAGGTTTTGAAGACTTCAGCGCTTGGTTCAGGCGTTGTTGACATCAACACAGGACTTGCTGGTGCTCAAGAGCCTTCAGCAAACTCATACTCAGCCATCATGATTGGTGACAACGCCTTCGGACAAGCCATTGCATTGCCAGTGGAACTCCGTGACGGTGGCGTCATTGACTTTGGTCGTGAGCATGGACTTGCTTGGTACGCAATTTGGGGCTTCGGTGTTATCACCGCAGAATCCCGTGTACTTATTAACACACTCGGTGGTTCAATCTCCTGATAAAGGAGTGAGATATGATGGTGAGGGGTTTCGGCCCCTCACCATTTCACCAACACACACATACACATAACTAGGAGTTATAAATGGCTACCACCCGAACAACAAATGTATTTGCAGAACCTATTTCCGATACGGAAGAAGTTATTGCAACCCCCGCACCAGCACCAGAGTCCGACCAAAAGCGTGCCCGTGTTAAAGGCACCTGGACAATGTATTGGGGCAGCAAGGTTTATGACTTTGAAGAAGGCAAAACCTACAACATCCCTTCCGACCTCTTCACACACCTGAAGGCGCACGGAAACATCTACGATACTCTCTGAGGTAAATAATGGGTTATAGAATCCCCAATGCTCCTGACGCCTCGGTAATAGACCAATCTGAGCCTGATAGTGGTGATTTCGTAGCCCTAGGTGACCGCAGAACTGGTGTCATTTCTGGTTGTGCTGTATCTGCTAACTCTGACCAGACAGTAACAATTGCTGCTGGTGAAGTCGTTTCTAATGGCGCTTACTTCACTGTTGCATCTACTACCCTTTCTCTAGGACAGGGTAGTTCTGGGTCGGCTCGTTTTGACCTTGTAGTAGTAAACTCCGTTGGAACCATAACTAAGCGTGATGGTACTGCCTATGGTGGTTCTAACCCTACATTCCCACCACTGTCTGCTGGTGACGTATTCCTTGCCTCGGTATACCGTGCTGCTGGAACTACTGACATTATTACTGAAGCACGTATTATTGATAAGCGTATTACTACGCCAAGTAATCACATTCGTACTGGAGTTGGTGCCCCAGGTTCTAGCCTTGGCACTGTTGGTGACATCTACATCAACACTTCAGTATCTTCTAGTACTGGGCAATCTCAGGTATACATTAAAACCACCTCAAGTATGTGGGAAAACGTTGCTGAGTATGTAGCAGTATCCACTACTAATACTGCTAATAATATTGTTCAGCGTGATGGAAGTGGCAACTTTTCTGCTGGAACTATCACAGCAAACCTTACTGGTACAGCCACGGCTGCCCCATGGACAGGTATTACAGGCAGGCCAACTGTTGGAAACGTTACCGTAGGAACTTCTGCCACTCCGCCTACTGGAGCGGCTGGCGACGTCTACATTCAGGTTTAGCAGATGCCTGCTACAGACCTAAATAAACCTCCCAAAGGTTTTGCAACTGGCGCTAGTGCTTTTACTGCTTGGGCTGACGTCAGGTACTGTACCTCCCCAAGCGTGTGGTCTTACGCTAAAAAGGTTTTTGCACACAATGGCTCAGGGTGGGTTGAGGTTTGGAACAACAGACCAGTAGTTACCACTGCCGCTGGTTCATCATCTGCATTTGACAGGATTACTGCTAATGGTGCAGTTGACCCTAACAACCTTTCCGCTACTCCTCGTTTCTATTACAAAAAGAATGCGGATAGTGCGTATACCGCAGGCACAGAACTTACTGCCCTTACAGGTGCTACATCTCAAGATGTAACATCCACTATTACTGGGTTAGTGGAAAACACTACTTATAATTACTATTTATCAGCAACAAACTCCGCAGGTACTAGTGATATCCCAACGGTTAGAAACGTTACAACGCCTTTAGATTGTCGTACTGTTGCCAATGGTGGCACAGGATGGGGTTCGTCTTCTTCAAGTGTTGATGCAGACTGCGGAACATGCGGAAGAAAAACAGTTACTACAACAACTTACACAAAAAGTGGATGCGAACCCACCTCTCCATATAACGTAGTTTCTGAGACTACTTGTACAGAAAGAGCATGTGAGTGTAAAGCGGCTAGCACTAATGGCTGGTCTGCCCTTCAAACACGTAATAGAACTGTCGGTTGCGGTGGCGGATGCAACGGTCAAGACCAATACCAAGAATATATTACTAAATCAGGGTGTACCGAACATATTGTCACTGATTGGACCAACACAGGTAGTTGTACTGACCGTTTTAGCCTTCAAGATGCATCTGGTTTGTATGAGGGTTGGAACTTATGGATGGAACGGTATGGTTATGGAAGTGCCGATAACCGTTGGGTCTACGTTTACAATGTTGCTTTTAACCCATATCTTAAATTTTTTGGTGACTACAACATTTGCTACTCATGTGGTAGTAATTGTTCCTACGGTGTGTCCTACCGTGTAATCCAATGCCCATTGACAGGTACTTACTATTGGACAGACTCAAAATGTGATGGATATCCTTACTTTTCTTAAAAACTTTTAAAGGATTATTAAATGGACTATATTGTTGTAATTGTTGAGGGAGATATTGCTTTTAGCATCCCTATTCCAAAAACAGGAAATATGCGTGATTTGATGGTGTCTGCATACTTTTCAAATCCTACGTTTGTTTTACATGATAAAGATTTGGCATACGGGTCTGAATGGGACGGGGAAAAGTTTACAAAAGTTGTAGAACGGCTCCATGGGGGACAGCAATGAGCCTATGGCAAGAGTGGAAGGCTAAAAACCTTGCACAGCAAGAACAAGGCAACGTCTCTCCTTTAGATTTTCTGAACCCTGAGACTGAGTATGTAGATACTGAAACAGCAGATAATCGTTTATCTATATGTGAATCCTGCCCCGAACTCATGGTTACCAAGCAGTGCTCTTTGTGCCATTGCTTTATGCCTGCTAAAGTTAAATTGTTACATTCTGCGTGTCCAAAGGAATTATGGTGACTGATTTAGAACGCCCCATATCTAGACCTACAGGTACTGTAAGTGACATAACACGTGTCCGTGGCGTTATGGCACGCCGTTATCGTGAAACCCAGCCACAGGTAAACCAACCTGCCCAAGACACTATCCCAGGCGCAGGCTCTGGAGACCAGTAAAATAGACTATGGCTACTTTGACTCCCCTTGAACACACAATGCAATTGGCACGAAACTACCTTCGTGACTTCCCTAAATTCTTTCAGGTGTCTTTTGATGCCATTGGACGCACTTACGAACTAGGACAAACTAATGTTGATAGTACTACTTTGTGGATTGCTAGCACTACTGGTGCCAGCGCAACGGAATTAACTACTAGCCAGTACAGCCTGGATGCACGTAACGGTATTTTACGTATGGCAACCACCCCTACAGCGGGGACAAAGATTATGGTGGAAGGATATTACTATGAGTGGATTCTTCCTGAAGACCTTCAATTTTACTCAGAACGTTCAATTAACTTCCATACCCCAACCATTGCCGTACCTTTAGAGCAGGCATCAGCCGCTGTGTTGGACGTAGTGGGTCTGGGAGCGCTTGTAGAGGCTCTACAGGCTCTTATGACTGAGTATGCCCGTGACATTGATGTAATGACCTCAGAGTCCGTACACATCCCTGCTAGTTCTCGTTTTCGTATGCTCCAGAACCTCTGCCAAGCATGGGAAATTGAGTACCGTAAGCACGCCAATAACCTCAATATTGGTCCTGAGCGTATTGAACAGTTCAGCCTTCGCCGTGTGTCTCGCACTACTAACCGTTACGTACCATTGTTCAAAGCCAAAGAACTTGGGGATTATGGTCCCATTGAGCGCATCTTTGCTGATGACACAGAAGGTCACATCCTCATCACTGCTCCAGATGAACCGTTGCGTGAGGATATCTTTATTGATATGGACCCACCTAGTGGTTACACGACCAACACGTTCTTGTAATGGATGTACGCAGAGAACTAGCCCACATTCGCAAGCAGTATCGTGGGTACCAGCAACAAGTTGGTGAAACTATCATGTGGTTTGAGTATCAACCATTTGCCGCATCTGCTAGTGCAGGCTCTACATATGATGATGTCTACGACGAAGGCGGGTATGGTGCCAGTGGTCGTAAATACAAAGCGGGTGTTGTTGTCCCTGTTTTAATGGTCACAGAGTCTGAAGATACTAAGCGTGCAATTCCTGAAGGTCGCCAACCCGTTGAAATTGTAAACGTTGTGGCATCAATTGAAGACTTTCGTCAAGCAGGTATTAGTGACCCTTTTGAGTATAGGAACCATCTAAATGACATCTTTTTATATGATGGTCGTTATATGTCAGTGATGTCTTACAAGGTAAGAGGGCGTGCTAAGGACGATGTCCTTATTGTCGTTGAAGGTCTTGAAATTTATGTTGACCAAGAAATGCCTTTTGACACAGGTCCAGCACCCTTTGCAACACAAAATTTGCCTTGGCCTTCAAGGTTGCCTGGTACCTGATAAAATAGTTGTAACCCTAATGGTGCTCATTAGGGGGTCCAACGCCTAGAACCCTGGAGTCCCGCCGATGAGTGGCTTTTCTTCAACATACACGCCCAAGGGTTCTGGTGGTATTTTCAACGGCTCATTGAGTGCTGTGGACTATGTGGACAACCTTTTGCGTATATACGACAAGACCCTTATGGAGATACTCCACTCTAAGGCTAAACAAACCCAAAATGAAATGCAAGAAAATGCCCGTAAATCTGGCACTGGTTGGGCTGACATTGCCGATTCTATTTCAGTTTCTTATGAACATGAAAACCGTCAATTTGCATACTCAATCTCTGGGGATGACGCCACCCAGGAAAGAGCAATGAACTTGGAATACGGAAATGGGCACCTTGCTCCTACCCCTCTTTTACGGGGCACAATCCTTCAACAGCAAGATAAAGACACTGAAGAAATTAACTCTAGGTTGCGCCGTACCCTTATGGAGAACTTCTAATGGCTCGGGCTGGGTTCCTTCTTGCCGAAGATGAAGCCATCAAGAAGGCTTTAAACAATCTGCATGTATATGATGACAGGGACGTGGCTCGTCCAGTTCAAGTGTTCTTTCGTTACCCAGAAGGTGAAACCGAACGTACGTACCCTTTCATTACTATTGAAATGATTGACTTGGTACATGCCCGTAACCGCCAGCATTCAGAAACTGAATTGGTTTACTTCAATACTGCTGGTGGGGCAAGTGCCCCTGCGGGCTGGGAAAAACGACCTGATGCAGTAACGTACTGGCCCAGTGAGTCTTCTGATTTGTCAAACTTTACTAATAAAAATAACTTTAAAGTGTTGCACACTAACGAGTTTATACCTGTTGACCTTGTTTATCAGATTTCAACGTTTAGTCGTACGGCTCTCCATGACCGTCAATTGACCTCAACAATTCTTAGGAAGATTTTCCCCTTCCGAAAGTCATCCATCAATATTGAAGCCGATGGTACCAACCGTCGTTTGGAATTGTTGGACTGGACGACAGCCGACCTCCTTGACCCCGAGGCTGGTTATCGTAAGCGGATTTTCCGCAAAATATACACGTTACAGATGGGGGCAGAATTGACCTCATCAGATATGTACGGTGCTCAGCAAGTCCTTTCAGTTAAGGCTACTATTGATTACTGACTTCCAAATGTTCCCCCCGTCTACCTTTTCCTATAGGAGTTTATAATGGCCCAATACAACAGTCCAGGTGTTTACGTAACTGAGAGTCCTTTTGCGACCTCGGTTGCCACTGGACCAACTACCACTGCCGCCGCTTTTCTCGGCACGGCACTTCGTGGACCAACTAGTCCAGTGGCTGTTGATTCATGGAACTCATTCAAAGCCCAATTTGGAGATGTTTCAAGTGCTTACGAATTAGGCTATTCGGTTTACCATTTCTTTGCAAATGGTGGTCGCACCGCTTATGTTGCTCGTGTTGTAGGCGCTAGTGCTACTCCCGCTACGGTTAACGTTACAGGAACATTTAATGGTTCCGCTGGAACAACATTGTTTAAACTAAATGCTAAAAATGTTGGTACATGGGGAAATAGTCTTTCAGTAACAATTACCGCTGGCTTAGTTGCTGGTAATACTCCAACTTTTAATGTTGTTGCTGTTTATAACGGCGGAGAAGTTGAGCGCTGGTCAGAACTAAGTTTGAACCCAGATGACTCTCGGTATGCCCCAACTGTTATAAATAACTACTCTTCATACCTTTCAGTATCCAACCTTCAGAACTTTACTGGAGCAACTTATATTGTAACTAACGCTACATTGACCCCTTCAACGGGTGCCGATGGTGAAAGTCTTACAGATGACACTTCGGCTGCCACGCAACTTGCATGGTCTACAACCCTTAACAGTTTTAATACTATTAATGGTCAGTTATTGTTTAACCTTGTAGGTAAGTCAAACTCAACAATTATTAACAGTGCAATTAACTACGTTGAAAATCGTGGAAACTCATTCTTGATTATTGACCCACTCAGTACTGCAACTTCCGTTAATACCATTACAAGCACCATTAGTGCTTATAGCATTTCATCATATGCTGCTGTGTATTACCCAATGTTGGAAATGTCAAACCCAGCAACTTCGGGAACCGCTGCACTTCGCACCACCTACCCTGGTGGAGCAATTGCTGGATTGTATACCCGTGTTGATACCGAGCGTGGAGTTTCTAAGGCCCCTGCTGGTTATGGGTATGACGTTCGTAATTGCTTCGGTCTTACCACAACCTTTACAGAATCCGACATTGGAAACCTTTATGCATTGAATGTCAACACCATGAAAGCAATTCCTGGTGCTGGAGTTATCGTTAATGGTGCTCGTACTCTTAAAAAGACTGACATCACTAAGTATGTTCCAGTCCGTCGTAGCCTTAACTTCATCAAAGCAAACGTTGATGCACTTACACAATCTGCTGTGTTTGAGCCAAACGGTGAGCGCTTGTGGTCAGAAATTAGTGCACGTATATCCAACTTCTTGTCCAGTTTCTGGTCACAGGGTGGCCTTAAAGGACGCAGTGCGGCTGATGCTTACTATATTGTTTGTGATGCTACAAACAACACAAATAGCACAATTGAACAAGGTGAAGTTCACATTGAAATTGGAGTGTCTTTACAAGCCCCTGCCGAATTCATTGTAATCAATATCAGCCAATTCGTTGGCGGTAACAACGTACGAGAAAACCTCTAAGGAGTAACTAATGCCTATCGTTAGAACAGACCCAATCCGTAACTTTAAGTTTGAAGTTCAGTTTTACCCACTGGACCAGAACAACGCTGGTGCGCCAAACACAATTAACTTGGGACAGTATGCCCCAGGTATTGGAAACATTGGCTTTGCTGCTATGTCAGGATTGTCGGTTCGTAATGAAATGATTCCATACCGTGAAGGTGGAATGAACACTCACCCACACAAGATGGTTGGTCAGACAGACTTTGACCCTGTAACTTTCTCACGTGGTGTGATTGAAGGTCAAGACCAACTGTGGAAGTGGCAACGCTTCATCCATAACTGGCAGTCTGGTGTTCCAGGTTCTGTAGGCGGTTCTGATTACCGTTGTGACGTTGTGGTTAAAGTTTATGACCACCCACACTCCAATGCGTCATACAATGACAGCGTTGAAACAGGAACAAAGACCACCTTTATTGGAACCCCTAAGTTGGGCATTAAGTTGTTCAACTGCTGGCCTGGTGCTTTTGCAATGGGCGGTCTCAATGCTGGTGACAACAACATCATGATTCAGGAAATGGTACTTCATAACGAAGGATGGATTCTGGCTTGGACGCCAGCAGACATTGCCGCACTTCCTGGCGCAAAATAAAAAAAACAACTTAAAAGGAATATAAAATGTCAAATGATAATGGAGCCAATGCTGTAATTGCTGACTCTGTTCCACAAATTAATGATGTACCTAACGTACATGTAGACCTTTTGCGAGGTTTGCTTAATTATGAAACAGGGGAATGGCAAACAAAAGCAGTTGTTCGTGAACTAAATGGGGAAGACGAGGAGTTTATTGCTTCTGCTTCTTCCAAAAAGGAACTGTCATATGCTGAATATATGTCGGTTCTTTTGTCCCGTTCTGTGCTTTCAATTGGAGATATAGATATTCAGGAAACCCCATTGCTGGTAGACCAGTTAATGATTGGTGACCGTGACCTTCTGTTTCTTGGAACAATTAAAGCAACCTATGGACGGGCACGAGAACTAGAAGTTACTTGTGGAAGTTGTGAAGGTACAAACTTTATAACTATCCAACTAGACGAGGATTTTCAAATCCAAAATGCCGATAAGGACTTCCATACTCCTATGGAAGTTACCCTTAAAAATGGGTTAAAGGTAAAACTAAATTATCCGACTGGTTCAGATAGTTTGTATGTTGCAAAAAAAGGTAAGACTACCGCAGAGCAAAATACGTTGATGTTGGCACGTTGTACCGTCTGGGACGGAGCAACAAGGCCAGAGAACTTAGAGGACTGGGCATTAGCCCTGAATCTTGGTGATAGAAGTAAGTTGGTAAAGTCGCTAACCACTGACCCCCCAGGTCCAAGAATGGGGGAGGTGAAAACTCAGTGCGGCGTTTGCAATGAGGAACTAACCCTTCTCATGGACTGGGTCTCCCTTTTATTTGGTTAACCTACAAATCACCTATTTGGAATACGAGTCAATAGCCACTGTCTACCATGGGTTCGGTCTAAATGACCTAAAATATATGACAGTACGTCAACGTGCATATTGGTATTCAATGGCTCGTTGGCGAAGTTCTAAGGGCTAAGTATGGCAAACATAGAGTCCCCTATCGGGGGAAGCACATTTGATGATGGTGGTGGCGCAGAGGCTGGTAAAGCCGTTGGTAAGGTCAGCGTCAACTCTCAAGCCGCTATTGATTCCTCTGCCTTCAAAGAATTAAATAAAGAGTTTAAGTCCCTTAGTGGACATGTAACTAAATTCAAACAAGACCTTCCTACCCTTATTGCTGACACAAAGAAGTGGGCAACTGAACTTGGCAAAGTAGCCAAGAACATGAAGGCAATTGGAAGTGCCCAAGGTGGTACTGCTGGTTCCTACCTTCCAGCGGCTGGTGCACTCACTGGTGGCACGAATGTCGGTTCTGGCAATGTCGTACAGTCCAGCCAAACCGTTAACTACTATGAAGCCCCATCTGCGGCGGCTGGAGCGGCTGGTGGAGGACCTAGAGTCCCTACAAAAAAAGATGCATTTATGGCTGCCGCAAGCCTTGCTGGGGACTTGCTTGGGTCAATGGACGCACGTGCAGCACGAGGAGCATCATATAGTTTAAGTGCTGACCGCATGAACATGCTGTACCAGCAGACTACTGGACTTAGCCAAAATCAGGTTTACCACCAATATCGGGAACCACTCCAAAAATACAAATTGGGAATGGGTGGAATCAATACCTTGCTTGGGTTGCAAGCAAGCACTGGTCTTAATGCTCAAAAGCAAGCAGGTTCTATTGAGGCTATGAGGGCTGCTTCTGGCTACGCCTATGATACTGACCAACTTGCTGGAATGACTAGGTCTTTGGCTGGTCCACAATCCACTAACCAGATGTTTATGATGCTTGGTACTGGTATGTATGGCATCGGTGGAAAGCAACGCACCCAACAAGAAGTGTACCAAGACATCATTAAGAGGACTGGTCTTGGCGACGAAAAGATGCTTGCAGGAGCGTTTCAACAAGGTTCTATGACCCGTTCTCGTTTAAGCATGTCTGGTCTTGCTGAAGACCAACAAGACCTTTTGTTACAGTACGCTCAACAAAATATTGCGTACCAGAAAAAAGGTGGAAAAGGGTTTTATGACCCTTCTAAAAAATCCCAACGTGAGTTAATGGGTGTTGAAGGAAACTACGCTAACCAGGCTGAAGAAACTACAAGGGTTCAAGCCAACCGTGAAGAAAACTTCTACAAACGCCAAGCGGATAACTTTGCCACATTTGAAAAGATGACTCAAGCGGCAACAAAAGCATTGGGGATGTTTGAAGAAAAACTGTCTGGTATTGCAGGCGCTGGTATTTCTACCAAAGCCCATCGTGGTGTTTTTGGGTCTGCTTTTAATATAGGTAAGAAAATTGGTGGAGCAGCCATGGTGGTTGGTGGGGTGGCAACTGGCAACCCTCTTCTTGCTCTTGGTGGAGCGGGTTTGATGGCTGGTGGTGACCCGTCAGATGGTCTTGTTCGTAAACGCCGTGGTGTATGGGGTGTTCGTACTAACAATGAACTGGGTGGGGACGCCACGACTGGCGAAACAACTGAAACAAAACTTAGTGCTAATAACAAATCTAAACTTTCTCAACTAGACCCTAAACTTCGTGAACCTCTTAAAAAGATGCTTCTTGCTAATCCTAAGTTAGAGATTGGTGATGCAAAGCGTAGTAGCGCCCGTCAGGACTCCTCGTTTCGTAAACGTTATAGCAAAGCCCCTGCTGGAGTTACTCAGAAAACAAAGGATGCTGACCGCATCTGGAATGGTGAAGTTTGGGTATATGACAAGCATGGGGAAAACGGTCCTCCAATGGCACCCCCTGGGCAGTCCATGCATGAGATTGGTCTTGCGGCTGACTTGAGTCAGTCCGAGAATGAATGGATTCGTGCCAACGCTGCTAACTTTGGACTGGTAACAGGTGCTACGCAACCTGGAGCGCAGACTGACGAACCATTCCACGTACAACCCGCTGGTATACCTTTTGGTAGAAATGAATACTCGGGAAGCCAAGGTATTTCAGAGTCACCTACTGGTACATCTGTAACGTCTGGAGTGTCCCCAGTTCCAGGAACTGGTGGTTCCTCTAGTGAAATATCTAGTTCATCTGTATCTAAGAGTGGTGCTAGAGGTTCTGTCTCTAGTGCATCTTTGACATCTTCCCAATCTTTTATGTATTCAGGAATGAGTATGGGAGAGGTTATTGGAAGCGGAAGCGTGTACGCATCCAGCGGTACTCAAAATGCAACTAACCCCTCAGCGTCTTACCCCAAAGCCTCTGCTGGTGGAGACCCTGTTACCAAAGGTCCTTTAAGCATGGGGTCGTCTACAGCATCCTCAAACTCTTATAACATTACGGTGTCTCCTAGTTTTAATATTCAGTCTTCTGGAAATGGTTCTTTTGATATTCAAAAGATGGCTAAAGATGTAGCAAACCTTCTGGAAAGAGAATTACGCATGACAATGATGAGGACGGTGTAATGGAAAGTTACGCATCTAACCAGTTTTTTAATTTTGGAAAAGGTTATGAAATTGGCAAAAGTCTTAAAAGACAACCCGATGACAACCCTAACTTTATTTGGCCTAGACCTGTACAGCCTGATATCTATAACCCTATTAGGGGTAAGCAAGTAGTAGATACCCGTTTTCAACGTGGTTTTATCCGTGGTATCTACCCTGCTGTTTTGGGTAACACACCTAATACATCTGCTTCTAAAGTTAAACAACGTAGGTTATTCTTTCAATTTAACCCTGAAACAATTGACCGAACAGTCTCTATGAACTCTATGGTTGCTAACCCATTGCTTCAAGACCCTGCACAGTTGTATCAACCTATTGCTGGAACTGCGGCATTTTCATTTGAGTTGCTATTTAACCGTGAGGCTGAAGTAGTTTCTGCAATGTACGCAACAGACCAAATTAGTAATGGCGGCTTTGCTACAGATACTGCCAACCCCTTAACAAAATCCCTTGACAATTATGGGTCAAACACCAACTGGGGTGACGTAGCAAGCCTTGGTGTGCTTGCAGACATGTACATCTTAGATTCAATTATTGGGCAGTCTATAACGCCTGACATGAAAGACTTCCTTAGCACTTATTGGAAAAACGCATCTAATGTGTCAAAGTCTTATGCAGCCAATGGTACTGGGGCAAGTGTTGGGTTTAATGATAAAGGCTTTGAAACAAACATTGAAAAGAATTATGGAAATGCTGCGTTCCTTAGCCCCCTACCTATTCGCATAGTATTCTCTTCCATGTTTATGGTTGAAGGTTTTGTTGAAACATCTAGTGTTCAATTTGTAAAGTTTAGTAAAAACTATGTACCAACCATCTGTAAAGTTTCATTGCAAATCCGTGCTTTGTACATTGGCTTTGCCAAAGAAGAAGCATACCTAACAACTTCTTTAAAGACTGCTGTTAAAGATATGGAAGCGCAAGCCCGCATTGATGGTTCAACTGCGGCTGCTGCTGATGACATTGCTAAATATGGAATTAACTTTGAGTATTCTAGCCCAAGCCTGTATAAAGAAATAACTGGTCAACTAATAAGAAATATTACAAACTATTCTACTTTTGCTGATTTTTATAATGATGGCACTGCTGTAGTTGGTGCAGACTGGGCAAACTTACAATTTGAAGGTTCTATTAAATCTTGGGTCTCCCCAGCAGCGGCTAAGAAGATAGCAGACGGTGAAATTACATGGGACTTTAGTGGCAAGTTTGTAATGGAAGAAATGCTTCCAAACCAACAAACAAAAGTGTTAGCGCAAGGAAATATAACGTACCTTACTGATAGTAAATCCAAGCAATTGACAACCACAGAAGTGGCTACTGAAACTAACAAAGCAACTACTAAGGCTTCTGCACGTAAACATAAATACTATGCTGTTCCTTTTAATATTGACCAGCAATCTTTTGCAAAAACTATGACAAATGCTATTAATCCTGTAAAAGTAACCATAACACATATTGTTAATGTAACTTGTACTACAAGTTCAGGAACACAAGTTGTTACAAGAACATTTACAGAACCTGTTACTATCTCGTCTTTTGCGCAGTGGTTAGTGTTCCATGCTCGTGGAACTATCTTTAAATTTCCAAAAAACCCAGCACCGACTGTTAATTGGAAGGATAGATAATGATTATCAAAGGTTCTCGCTATTCTGAAAGCACAGAAACACGCAATGGAATTACTAACGTAATTGCTACTAGTACTGAATTTACTAGTTCATCATATTACACAGTTATTTCAGACCAAGGGGAAACCTTTCAGTCTTTAGCAAATCGCTATTTAAACAACCCATCTATGTACTGGAAACTTGCAGACGTTAATAAGTCCTTGGGTTACCCAGATGTAATCCCTATGGGCAGTGTAATTAGGATTCCTTTGAAATGATTTTCAAAAGTTCATCACCACTGTCTCCTAGTGTAGAAGTTGCAATTGACAATGTCCCTGTCAATTATTTAACCCTGCAAGAAATTACAGTTGAAGAAAAAGAAGGAATGCACACTGTTGCTTCTTTGAACTTTATTGGTATGGACCCGCAATTAATACATCAGTATATTGATGTCCCTATAAAATTTAGTATTGAACTTAGAGAACGTTCTACTTTTTACTTTTATGGCTATATTGTTTACTTAGAGCCAATGGCTAGAGCAAAAGATGGAGTTGTAAATGGAAGTCCATTTCAAATAACAACTGTTCATTGTTTTGGTTCTAGTTATATTATGAAGTCATTGACTTCTCGTGTTTGGGAATCTAAGACAATTGCTGAGATAGCAAGTTCTATCGCTGACAAGTATTCTTTTTCATTCTCTGTGCCAAACAACCCTTTTAGGTTTACACGCTTGGTGCAGTCCAGCCAATCTGATTGGGAATTTTTAGTAAGTACCGCTAAAAAGTTGGGGTACTCCACTGTTATGGATGGGACTCATCTTCAAATCTGGGACCCGTTTAGTTCTTTGTACCGTAATATTTCATATTCTATGCTTCTCACCATACGAGGTAGTAAGGGGGATGTCAGCCCTCAGCCTGGTCAAATCCTTAACTTTGAGGGACGTATTGGAGCAATTACTCCTGATGGGGCTAGAACACCCGACACATTACACCTACTAGATAAAACAGGAAAACTACTTTCAGTGGAGAATGGTACAGAGTTTCAATCTTCTGGTTTAGCAACTGCTGTTAAGTCTAGGTTTACTAATGTTTTAAATACCAATGTGGATTCATATGACATGGGTAAGTCCTTAGTTACTGGCGCTCTTAGGAAGAAATTTCCAATGACTGCCAATCTTCAAATTGTTGCTGACCCAAGTATTCACCCTGGGGGCATTGTTAACATTAATGAATATAACTCTGAGTTTGATGGGTTTTGGTATGTGGTGTCAGTACGCCATGAATTAACACAATCGTATATGGTCACGTACCTTGAACTTGCTCGTGATTCTTTGGGGAATACGGATGATGCCCAGCAAGTATCTGTGGCACATAAAACCCCTCCAGACCCAGCACTTATCAATAATGCATGGGTGTCATCTAAAGACTATTCTGATGTTTATGTGTAAGGACTAACCAATGAAATCTATTTCAATCCCATTTTCTTTTACTTCCGATACGGGCGCTATATCTACAACCTCGTCTCTGGACGCCATCATGGAACAAAACATAATTGATATCTTGACGACTAGCCCTGGGGAACGGGTAATGGAACCCAAGTACGGGGCAAACATTAGAAACCTTTTGTTTGAAGAGCCTGACCCACTGGTATTTGCTGAATACCGTATGGATGCTATAGCCGATTTAAATGCCAACCTTCCCTTTGGAAGAGTTACTGACGTCCAGATAGGTGTTCCAAATGAGTTACTTTCTGGAAATACGTATGACACAACGGTCTCTATTTCAGTAAAATATGTGGTACCCCCGTACAACTCTTCAGTAGTAACCTTTAATATATCTAATACCACGACTAACGGAGGGTTCTAAAATGCCTAGTTTTGATTACACAAGCAGGGATTACCTGTCTATTCGCCAAGACCTTTTAGACCGTGCATCTGCTGTACTCCCAGAGTGGTCAAATAGAAACTCATCTGACTTCGGAATGGTCTTTGTAGACCTTTGGGCGTATATGGGAGATATCCTTCACTACTACGTGGACCGTGCGGCAGCCGAAACTTATATAGGCACTGCTAATAATAAGTCTAGTATTTTAGCCTTAGCAAACCTTTTTGATTACCGACCCGCATCTCAGACAGCGTCAACGGGTACAGTTACTATTGCAGCAACTAACCCAACGCATTCTGACACAATTATTATCCCCATCAACACGGGTTTTATTGCTTCAGCAACCGATAACTTGCCTGTTGTTTATTTCACTACTACAGCATCAGCAAGCATGGGTCCATCGGCTACCTCAGTTGTTGTACAAGTTGGTGAAGGTATTTACGAAGACAGTGAATCTCCTGTGCAAACAGTTACTCGCAACACTTATAGCAACGGAACATCTGGGCAACGTTTTAACCTTCGTTACACAGGTGCAATTACTTCTACTGTTTCTGTGTTTGCCGCTGAAGGTCCGACAGTAAGTGGCAGCCCCTCATTAGTACAATACTTTTACACTTCTGATTTGTCTAGTGCAACATCTAGTGACAAAGTATTTACAGTTGAAATTGCTTCTGATGGGGTAGCCCAAGTTATCTTTGGTAATGGTATCAACGGAAAGATTCCAGAAAACACAGCAGAGATAACAGTTTCTTACCGTCGTGGGCAGGGGGCTGTTGGAAACATTGGAGTTGGTCGTATTACTGCATTTAATATTGGGTCATCTATTGATGGTGCTTATATTGCTTCCTCCTCCTCTACATCTGGTGGTACCGATTCGGAATCACTTGAATCCATGAAAGCAAACATTCCTTTAATGTTTCGGACACAAGACCGTGCAGTTTCTTTACAAGACTTTAAAGACTTGGCTCTTCGTATTCCGCAAGTTGTAAAATCAACGTGCACTGTGGCTGGAACAAACGTAACTGTCTATGGTGTTCCCTATCAGGCTGACTACTTAACAACTACTGCTGTGTCTTTGACTATTCCAAGTTACGTTAAAGATGAAATTATTGAGTACTTTAGGCCACGAAGTCTAGTGGGGGCAAGCGTAATTGCTGCTTCTTCAGTTACTTTAACCCCAGTCAATGTAACTGTGTCCGTAGCAATTAAAAACAATTATGTTTCTTACTATGTTTCTTCTGCTGTTTCAGAAGTAATTGATAGTTTCTTTGATTTTGACAATGTTTCTTTTGAACAAGTGCTTTCCCTAGGTTCTTTGTATAGGGCTATCCAAAGTGTTGAAGGGGTTGATTACGCAAACATTACTGTGTTCAGTACAAGCACTGGAACGGTAAACACAATAACCCCAGCAAGTGGTGCACTACTGCGAAGAGGTACAATTGCTATTTCTACAAGTGGTGGAATTACAGGAATCATAAGTTAATGGCATTAACATCTTTTTCACTTCGTAAACAAACAAGCGGTTTTGGTTCATACCTACAGCAACCAGGTGCACTTGACTCTGCGCTTCAATCTAGTGGTATTTCCTCTGCACGAATAACAACAGGAGAAAACACTTTTAGTGCAAACATCCTTACAAAAGGTGTTGTACGTTTAGAGTGGACACTTGAAGAACCACTTGTTGACATAGTTACTGTTGGTGCTCAACCTGTAGAACTACAAATTGTTTCATCGTCTAGCGGAGAGCCAGTAACTCTTAATGATGGTGTTTTTGTAAAAAGCATTACAAGCAACACTCTAAACAACTACTACGATGATACGCCTGTAATTTCTGAAGGTAGGTGGGTGTACTATTCGTTGTTTGTTAAATATAGTGATGGTTCTAATTACTGGTTTACCCGTGTAGCAACCCTGTATATCCAAATTCCAATTAGTTATAACTCTGTGGAATCTTTGTGGTCTAAAATTCCAGAATATTATAGAGAGTTAGACTACCGCCAAGCAGTTTTATTAAACGGATATTCTCCTCTTTATGCTTTTGTTGAATTGTTTGGTAATGAAATTGATAGAACAAGGACGTTAATTGAAAGCGTTGCAATTGCCAATGACCCTGAGATTGCAGTAACACCAGCATTAGGTGCATTAGCCTATGAGACTGGCCTAGAGATAACACTTGACGACTTAGGTACTTCTAAAGTTAGAACGCTTTTAAACAACATTGGAACATTGCGCCAACAAAAAGGAACTATTGGAAGCATCAGTTCTTACATTTCATCAATGTCTGGGTGTCCAGTTACTTACACCTACAATGCTGCATTGCCAAAACCCCATGTTTTCAATGTGTTTGCCCAGCGTGTTAACTTTATATCGGACCCAGAGTTTACAAACGTAACGATTACTGCATCTTCAGGTACTGTAACTCAAGGTGGCTCAACCTACTACGCCAATTTGCAAACTACAACTACTTGGGGTATCTACACATATGGTACTAATACCATTGGTGCTTCAAACCCAGCCATTACAGATAACGCTAATGGCATTACTATTACAATGCCCCCTGGTTCATACGCTAACCGCACTGTATTAATCTACCCTCGTAAGCCGTTCCCATATCTGGGAACAAAACTTTATGGAACTAGTTACGACTACACGGGAAGTGTCGGGGCTTCATTCTCTGCGTTTCGTACGGCAACTAACACCACCAGACTTGCATGGGAAGCGGGAGTAGCGGGTGGCTCAATGCCTACTACTATTTATGCAGATGGGGGTTGGTACGACGGAACAAAGTATGCGTACATCAGCATCCCTACTCGTCCAAACCTAGAGTATGTTCCATCCGCAACTGGTGCTTCTGCAACGGTTTCCTCTGTTCCTGTTCTGTCATTTGAGATGGCTCCTGGAAGTTCAATTTCAATAAACAACTGGCTGTTTGAGCCATCCACTAATGGTCATTACTTCTCGGGCAATACCCGTGATGGTGGTTATATTCCAATTCAAGACGGTACAACGGGTGGTGGTACTTTTGACTACTACTGGGATACCGCAGGTACGGGTGTTAATAATGCCTATTCGTTCTACTTACAAGACCATGAACGAACTATTAAAACTACTGAAAGAGTTATTGCACAGTATATTGCCCCAGTAACCATGTTGGCTCTATACTCCATTGCATGGGACTACTATCCAGGGAAATAAAATGAACTACATATTGGCTGGTTTAGCCGTCTACAAAATCCTTCAAGTGTTAGACGTACTCACGCCAAAAGAGGCTATGCCTTGGGTAAAGATTGTCTTTGGAGTTCTTTTGGGATACGTGTCTACGCTTCTCATAGAGGTTCCCAATGTTCCTCTAAGTGGCTTGGTGATTGCAACAATTGCTGGTACAGTTCACGGTCTGCTCAGATTAATAACCCTCATGGGTGACTGGGCACAACGTAAAGCAACACGATAGGAATACAAAATGACGCATTATGGAATCATTGGAAGCGGAAAATGTGGAGAGAACATCATTGAAGATGGACTATCCGAATTAGGTATTGAGAACAACATCTTCCTTATTTGCCCACGTAAAGGGGCAACCAGTTCTGAAGACAGGGTCTATGACTTTATGTTGGACAATGAAGCAGAATATATTGCCTATACAAAGAGCAATGCTCCACAGGTGCTTGTGGATAACGCAAGCAAGGTGTTTGATTGCACTGGTGGTGATTCGTGGTTGGAAATCTTAAATACTCTCAAGAGTAAAAAAGGAACGCTATTAGTTCTTTGGGATGCAGAGAACGAAGAGAACATTAGCAATTTTGTGTTTGATGCTCATGACATGGGTATCCCTGTCAAGGAATTGAGCAATGGTCTTGTGCCTATTAATGTTGACGCTTCTGCAACAGATACTTCTGAAAAGCAAACCCCTGACATTGTAGAGATTGAACCATTCTCAGATGATGAACTACGTTCTATGAGTATTGGTGTACTTCGTAAAGCCGCTACAGCACGGGGTGTTTCAGATGTTGGCGCATACTCTAAAGAAGAACTTGTTGAGCAATTAGTTGACAAGAAAACACACAAAGAAAAGATTGAGGAACCTGAGATGGCAACAACCACTGGCATTAACCCAACAGCAACTACGAGTTACAAGGTGACTTCTACTTCCGAAGAACGAACCCAATTGGTTGCCCCTGATGGAGATTGTATGGTTACTGTAGTCATGCCTAACGGAACCGTTATCAGCACCCCAGCAACTATGGAAGAAGTACGGGTCCTTCTAGGACTTAGTGGAGGCAGTTAACTGCCAGCGCCACTTCTTGTGCATATCATCACGCTCTGCCAAGAAGTTTGCAATACCTTGTTCATTGGCTTTGTTAGCCGACGCAAAAGCCTTGCCAATTGTCACGAGAACACCCTCATTGACCTTTAGCAGGGCTTTTGCCATTGCTTTGGGGTTAGGTGCCACTTCAACGCTTTCAACCGTTCTGAGGTCAATGAACTTGCTTAGAGTGAACGGTGCATACTCATCCAGTTTGCGGAGGCCTTCAGCAATGGTGTCAATGCTGGAATACACGTCTTCATAGATGTCAGCAAACAAAGAATGATATTGACTGAAGTCAGCACCTTCTACGTTCCAATGGTACCCATGGGCAACAAAGTACATGGTGACAGAGTCAGCCAGAAGGGTTTTAAGGTCATTGGTAAGGGCGCTCATGATTTTCTCCAAAGGTTAGCATTCCGAGTATAGACAAAAATATACGCTAAAGAACCGACTATAAAGCCGTAAGTGTGCGTTTGTAGGGCAAAAACAATCCATAAACATTCCATGACAATTAACCACAAAAACGCTTCCCAATGTTTCTTACCAACAAAGTACATTCCTACAATACCCATCATGGCAAGAAGCCATGACCATTGTAGGTCTGTCACCACTTCTCCTTGTTTGCCCAATAAGCAGCGCTCATTTTGCCTTTAGCAATATTCTTTGCATGACGGTCTTTGAATGCTTTGTTGCGTGCAGAACCGTCAGGGGAGCCTGACACGCCTTGTTGACCGAAGCGAATAGTCTTAACTTGTTCGCCTTCTTTAGCAACAACAATATGAGACTTTGTTGGATGGTCAGGTGTTGCCTTTGGTTTGTTAAAACCTGAAACACCAGCACGCTCTAATCGTGGGTCTTTCTTAGAAGGCATTAGTCTTCACCTTTGCTTCTACCAGCAAAGTAACCACCGATAATACCAATCAAACCAACAAGAGCGTTTTGCACTAAAGCAATAGCATCTGAGTTAGTTGCAAACTTTTCACCCGTAGAAGCCTGCTGTGCAAGCATTGAAGCGTATTCACCAATAACGACCAAACCAATGAACCCTAAAATTCCCAGGGTTATATAAACCATAAGTTTGTCTTTAATGTTCATTATTTTTTCTTAGCAGATGCCTTTTTAGCGGCAGTTTTCTTAGCAGGTGCTTTCTTAGCAGCACCTTTGCCGTAGAGAGGATTTGACTTGTTTGCGATACCGCAACCACATTCTTTGCACATAATTATTTTTTATCTTTCTTGGACACAGCCATGTTGTCCACTAAGTTTGGGTAGGGTCGTCCTGCTTTTTTAGCACGGGCTTTGGCTTGCGCCTTTTGGTCTGGGGTTAACTTCTTGTCTTTTTTGGAAGGGTCAGGTGTATCCCATACTTTTTTACTAGCCATCAGAAAATTCTACCCCATAGACAAGAGCAATTCTTGGTGTATGCTTCAGACCCATCAAAAGGAGCAGAACATGGCTGACGGACCCTTCCTTCAATACCCTACGTGGCTTAGGGAATACTTGCGTGGAGACGCTACAACGACGGATGTTTTACTAGAGATGCTTTGCTACATGAACGGCAAAACGCAGTCTCTATGGACTACCTATGACCACGTGGCTCAGAAAACTGGATACCACCGAACCACGGTAATTAGGTCAGTTAATAAACTGGTTGACCTTGGTGTTCTGATAAAACGAACGCAGTCTAAGAACGGCAGAAGCCTCCCGAATGAGTACTTGGTCAACTTCAATAACCCTAATTATTTAGGGGTAGCACGGGAACTACCCTCCCCATTAGGGGTAGCAGGGGCGCTACCCAGTAGTAGCACGGGTGCTACCCCCGAGGGTAGCGGGGGTGCTACCCAAATAAGAATAACAAACAAGAATAAACAAACTAGAAGGGGAAAATTGGGAAAGATAGACCCAAGGTTGATGTCATGAAACCACGACAGCAAGATGACTGGGGCTTAACCTTTGGCTCTGACCCTGATGCCCCAGCACAAGACACTTCAAAAAAGAAACCAAAACAAAAGAACACCTTGGCGTCCTTGGTCTACGAATTCAGAGACCAACTTTTGATGGACACAGAAAATCTCATGAACTCCCAAGTAAACGCTCCAGCAATGATGAAAGCATTTAACACAATCCTTGACACGGGAAGAACACACGATGACATCAGGGCAATGATTACCCAGTTTCACAAAGATATAAATATCAAACCATTGACGGATGGGATACCAGCATGGAAGGCTTTCATTGGTCGCCTAGATTCCTTGGCTAAAAAAGTTGGCACCGTTGAAGAAAACACCCCCTACGATGGTCCCAAGATTGACCCACGATTAATGAGTAACAATGAGTGAATGGCATAGCAACAAATACTGGCAAAACAGGAGTAAAGACGAACGTTTAAAGAACCTTCGCATACCTGCTCGGTACCAAGGTAAGACCTTGTCAACGTATGATTATGAAGCAGGCGACACTGATGCATTTAATGCACTCAATCACTGGTGCACAACTGTTGTAAAGAATGTTCAAGAAGGAATGGGTTTTCTTCTCTATGGTTCTACAGGAGTTGGTAAAACACATTTAGCGCAAGGTGCTTTGATTGCATCAGTTGAAACACATCCGTTGTCAGGAATCTTCATTACTGCTGACCGTTACGTTGACATGGTTTACGATGAAATGCGTAATGATGGTGAATTACCTGAACCGTATTCAGACCCATTTCTGATGAAGTATATGCGCAGAACTTTTGACTTGGTAGTGCTAGATGGTTTTGGCGCAGAGAGAGCAACAACAGAGTTTGCACGTAACGCTTTAATATCTTTGATTGACAATCGTTACGAAGAGAAACTAACAACGATTGTTACAACATCTCTTAGTCCTAATGAACTTGGTCGCACTTACGGGAAGCGTTTGCTATCCATTCTCCAAGAGAGTTGTTATTTTATAAACGTTGAAGGACCTGACTACCGAATGGTTTTCAATGATGCTAAGTAACGACATTGGAAATTTCAATGACATTGGTCAAGGTGTTGTTTTTGAAGGGTTACTTGCTTCTCCTCCTGAGCGCAGATTCTTTCAACGTGCAGGTGCCGACTGGGACAAAGAACTCAGCAAATGGAAACCACATGAACTTCCATTAAAAGCCTTAGTAGATTATTCAGACCGTTTAGGAATTGACACAGAGGTTTACACTTTTTTAGGATTAGATGCTGTTGACGCAATTGACAGGTGGCTTGGGCGCAAAGGTGTGTCACTCCCCGTCTATGGTTATGAAAATCCAGAAGAGTTGGCATATGACTTGCGTTTTAAGCGTTCAGTCCGTACTATCTATGTCCCCGAGCAAGAACAAGCCGCCATCATTGGCATCCGTGCAACGGTAGCAGACTCCAAGAAAGCATGGTCCATCTGATGGCTAACTCAGAACATCTAATCATTAGCAAAGTAATTGAGTCGGCAGACATTACGCCAATCATCAATGCAGGTCTTCGTCCTGACCACTTCTCAGGTGAGACACAAAAGATGTGGTTGTGGATTTCAAACTACTGGAGAGAGTATGGGTCAGTACCAACAGACCGTGCGTTCCACCAAGAGTTTGGAGACGTCATACTTTCTGACGCTTCAATGGAACCATTCCCTGCACTCATTGACGAACTATTCCATTCTTACAAACGGCAACGACTAATTGAAACCATCAGCACAGTAATGCCTGCGCTGAATAACAATCTTGTTGATGAAGCCTTCATGGAACTATCCGCAGGTTTACAACGTGCCTCAACTGAAACTGCACGCTTACGAGATGTTGACATTGTTCAGAACTGGGAAGCACGACTAAGCCGTTACGAAGAGATGCGTAACATGCCTAACGCTCTACGAGGCATTCCTACAGGGTTTATAGGTCTTGACCGCATTACCGCAGGGCTACGACCACAGCAGTTGATTACCTTTGTTGGTGAAGCCAAAAAGGGAAAGTCAATGATGAGTCTCATCATGGCTAATGCCGCACACGAACATGGCATTAGTCCTATGTTTGTTTCATTTGAAATGAGCATTGAAGAACAAGAGGCTCGTTACGACGCTCTTATCTCAAAGACTTCTCATACGAGAATCATTAGAGGTGACTTGACGAAACGTGAAATGGAAAACATTGAGAAGGTTCTTAAACTTCGCAAGAACATGCACCCGTTTCACATGACTGAAGACTCTACATCGCTTACAACAGTAAGTGCTATTGCTGGAAAGATTCAACAGTACCGCCCTGGTATTTTGTTTGTAGATGGTGTGTACCTCATGGACGATGAGCATGGGGAACCTAAAGGAAGTTCGCAGGCGCTTACGAACATTACACGCTCACTTAAACGGCTTGCACAGCGTTTTGATATTCCCATCGTGGGAACTACACAGGTGTTGTCATGGAAACTGGGAAACAAGAAGTCTCGTCAAGTAACAGCAGACTCCATTGGTTACTCATCATCATTCGTACAGGACTCAGACCTTGTGCTGGGTGTTGAGTCTGACCCAGACATTGACAACCAATCAATTATTAGAGTAATCCTTGCCCGTACTGCCCCCAAGGGAGAAGTACGAATTAAATGGGATTGGGAAAACATGGACTTTACAGAGGTGGACGAGAGTGGCAATGACGGCAACTGGTACTACTGACATTCAAAGTGTCTTAATTGACCTTGGTGTTGAAGTTACTAACGCAGGTGAACGTGAAATATCAGGACGCTGCCCTGTTCACTTAGAACGCACTGGACACATTGATAGGTCACCATCATGGTCTATGAACGCAGAGACTGGCTTATGGATTTGTTATTCATGCGGAGGACGTGGAACTCTCGTAGGTTTAATTTCTATGCTGACTGGGGATGAAGCATCTCTTATTGATGTTCATTCATTTTTAATTAACTCAAGCCTCAGCAGGATTGGTCGTGAGAATCTTCCTGAACCTGAACCAGAGATTGATTGGATTTCATACAGTCGCTTTGATGAAGTACCAGCATCTTATTTGTACAACAGGAATTTAGAGGCATCTGTTGCACGCTCTTATGGTATCCGATGGGATACTTTGAACAAGTCGTGGGTAATCCCTATTGTGTCTCCTATGGGCCACCTAATGGGTTGGCAGTCTAAGAAGACTGATTGGGTTCGTAACTACCCGATTGGTATTAAGAAGAGCCACACCCTGTTTGGCATTGAGAAGTTCTTAAACAAACCAGCGGTACTTCTAGAGTCACCATTAGATGTTGTGCGCTTAGCGTCCATTACAACAGGTGTACAGGGCTTAGCAACGTTTGGTTCCTATGTCAGCACAGAGCAACTTAGTTTGCTTAACTCCGTTGCATCCAAAGTAATTGTGGCAATGGACAATGATGAGGCTGGGCTAAAAGCCAACAAGATGTTATTTAAAACGTTGCCACGATTTGATGATGGTGTTTTATGGTTAAACTATAAGAACACAAAAGCAAAAGACATAGGTGACATGGCAGACGAAGAGATATTTGACGCAATCAGTACTGCTACTGCAATCCCTGGATGGGTTCTGTGACCTTCATAGGAACTCTCTACCCTTTTCAACAAGAAGCAAGTGAGCGGATGGTAGAGCGGGGGCAGATGCTTCTTGCCATGGTTATGGGTGCTGGTAAAACTCCTACAACACTTTCTACTATTGAATCTTTAATTGATGACAACGAGATTAGTAAAGTATGTGTAGTTGTTCCAAGCAGTCTCAAGTACCAATGGCTTCGGGAGATAAACAAGTTCACTACATCTAGAGCAATTGTTATTGACGGAAACCCTAAGCAACGTGAGAAACTATGGAGACTGTCCATAGGTTGTCAGTATATTATTGTTAATCCTGAAAGCCTTACTAAAGACTTGGCACAATGGGAAGCCATGCGTTTTAACGCCATGGTCATAGATGAAGCCACAATCATCAAGTCATTTACTTCTAAGCGTTCTAAGATGCTTAAAAAACTAGGGGCTAAGTGTCACTATCGTTTTGCATTAACAGGTCAACCAATTGAAAATAAACCAGAAGAACTGTTTTCAATTATGCAATTTGTAGATAATTCAGTATTAGGTAAGTTTGATGTGTTTGACAGAACTTTTATTGTTCGTGACCACTTTGGTAAACCAACCAGATACCGTAACTTAAAACAACTCAATGACTCAATGTCAGAAGCAATGGTTCGTAAGACACGAGATGACATCAAGGACCAACTTCCTGAAGTCATTACGCAAGTAATCCCTGTTCAGTTTGACAACGGCACTGCTGGTGTATACGAACGTATTGCGGCTGACCTCTTAGCCGAAATTCAAAAAGCAATAACAAGTCATGGAAGGTCATTTGACCTTTGGTCGCACTATCACGGGGGACAAGGAAATGAAGCACAAGGTCAAATTATGTCTAGGCTTACTGTATTACGTATGCTCTGCGATAATCCTAGGTTGGTGGTGGAGTCAGCCAAAGCGTTTGACGACCCTACTCAAAACACTGAGGGAAGTGCATACGCCTCCCGAATCCTTTCGGAAGGATGGCTCCCCGAGACCTATAAGACACCCAAACTAGACACAGTTGTCAATTACATTGAGGATGTATTAAATGAAGACCCAACTAACAAAGTTGTTTTATTCTCGTTCTTTAAGAAAAACCTACGGATTATCCAGGAAGCAACTAAGGGACTTACGGAGAGCGTACTCTTCATGGGTGGTATGGGTGCAGACCAGAGAGATGCTGCAAAGCAAAAGTTCGCAACCGAGGATGGCGTTCGGCTCTTTTTATCCTCTGATGCGGGAGGTTACGGGGTGGACTTACCACAAGCCAATTACCTTATCTCTTACGATTTACCTTGGTCTGCTGGAAAACTGGACCAAAGAGAAGCCCGCATTATCCGACTATCGTCGGTACACCCGCATGTTACAGTCGTATCATTCGTAATGAAGGGTTCTATTGAAGAACGTCAATACGAGATGCTCCAACAAAAACGAGAAATTAATAAAGCGTTTATTGACAAGGGGTATGACAGCCAGGGTAAATTTGACCTGAACCTTGGTACACTATCCGAGTTCCTAAGCCACTCAGAGGTATAAATATGACAACACCAGACTATTACGAGCGATTAGCACAAGAATTTAAAAAGTCTAAAGAAGGCATTGAAGCATTGACTAAACGTCAAAATGAGATGCGAACAGAATTAGTAAAAGCAATCCAAGAAAATGGATACGAAGACGACAAAGGCCATCTTTGGTATGGGGCTGGTTCTATAGAGTTAAAGTACGAGCGTCGTGTTAGCCGTTCTTTTAACATTGATGCCGCAGAACAATGGGCTAGAAGCCTAGGCATTTGGGAAGACCTTAAAAAAGTTGTAGAAATTCTAGATGAAGACAAACTTCTTGGCTACGTATGGGCTAACAAAGATAAAGAAGAAGAAGTTCAAGGTTTTTACACAGAAAAAGAATCATGGGCACTGAAGGTCTAGATAACTTTATGGGGTTGTTTGGCGACCTTCCTAATTTTCCAGGAAAGCGTGAGCCTAAAAACCGCCCCACATCTGTTAAGATAACTAACTCCCACCTAGAAGACCGTTACAACGGTGCAAAGGGTAAGGAGTACATAATCGGTGGTGAACGTTTAATGATGTACACCATTGGTGAAGTCTGTAAAGCGCTAGGTAAAAGTAGCGTTACAGTAAGAATGTGGGAGAGCAATGGCTGGATACCAAAATCCAGTTTCAGAACTCCTCCACCAAACATGCCACAAATTCCAGGGAAAGCGTCAAAGGGTCGTCGTCTTTATACACAACAACAACTTGACACGCTCATAGATGCTGTGGCACAATACAACATCGCTGAACCACACAAAGGTGATTGGGACGGCTTTAAGCAATACATTCAAGAGAATTGGAAACGTTAATATGGGTAAGTATGATGAAACAGATATGGTGTCTGAAGAACAGGAAGAAACAATGACAGAGAAACCACAAGCACGCACGCTTGTTCGTGGTGGTTGGGGAAGCGTTGACGCAGTCAAGAACGCAGACTCACCATTTGCACAGCGTCTGAAGATTGCTGATGAACCACAAATCATTAAGTTTCTAAACGATGAGCCTTACGCTTCATGGCGTCAGCATTGGATTGAGCGTCAAGGACAAAAGTCTTTCGTATGCATCGGAGAGTTTGATGATAAGGGTTGCCCACTTTGTGACTCTGGTGACCGCCCTTCAGTTCGTATTGCATTCAATGTTGCACTACTTGTTGCAGGCGAAGAACCTTCTATCAAGTCATACGAAGTCGGACCACGTGTCATTGACCAACTAAAGAACTTCCACACAGACCCACGCACAGGTCCTCTTACTAAGCAGTACTGGGCAGTAAGCAAGACTGGTAAGGGCGCTACAACAGCAACCAGCCACCAGTTGGTAAAAGACCGTGACCTTGAAGAGTGGGGAATCTCAGAGATTGATGATGCAGAATTGAAGTCTCTTGTGAGCCGTGCTTACACTGCTGACATCATTTCTATCCCATCTCGTAAAGACCTTATTGAGATTGCCAACGAAGTAGACTAATGGCAGAGGGAGACGCTCCCTTTGTTGTTACATCAATATCGCAAATTCATCAACTTGTTGCCGATGTGCAGCAGGTTGGTGCTTTTGCCTTTGACGTTGAGACACGGGGAATCTTAGAGAGACATCCCGACATGGTGGATGCCATGGAGAATGCGTGGAAAAAGCATGTTACTTCTTTGAAGAATCCTAGCCCTGAGATTCAGCGCCGTGCTCACGAGAACTTTGAAGCAAAGTATCGTGGGATGCTTGCAGTTGACCCTTTACGCAATGATGTCTTTTGGATAGGCATTGCTACACAAGGTAAGTCATGGGCTATCCCCATGGGTCACCCACTAGGGGAAATCATAGAGCCTGAAGAGATAGGTGATGGTTCAACAGTTCCACCACCTGGATATCGCAAGATTCTTAAAAATGGACAAGAGTCCATGGCAAAACTTAAATACCACAGACCAGCCGTATACGGAGAGGCACCACCACAGTTGTCTCGGTCAGATGTCTTTGAGGCTTTGCGCCCACTCTTCTTTAGTGACCTTGTAAAGATTGGGCATAACGTAAAGTTTGACGCACGTAGCATTTGTAAGTACTACGGAGAAATACCACCAGGTTTGTACGCAGACACCATGTTGCTACAACACTTAGTGAATGAGAACCTCATGTCTTATTCATTAGAAAACATTATTATGCACAACTATGGCAAACATAATGCGTACGAACGAGATGGAAAACTAGGTAAGTTCATTACTTCTGTTCCATTCACCAAAGCAGTTAACTACGTTCACCTTGATGTTCGCTGGACGTGGATGTTGTACACACGGTTATGGAAAAAGGTTAAGCAGGACACTGCGCTAGTTAATTCTTTCTATCAAGACACAGAAGTGCTACATATCTTGATGCACATGGAAAACGAGGGAATACCCGTTGACCACCGTAATATGCAGTTACTAGGTAAAGAGTTAGACGGGAAGATGCGTGACACTTTGTTGGCTCTTCACGAGTTTACTCCAGCAGGTTTTAACCCTGACTCCACCAAGCAAAAGCAAGAGTTCTTATTTAACAAGAAGCGTGAGGGTGGCTTAGGATTAAAGCCTTACAAGTTGACTAAGGGTGGCATGCCTTCAGTAGATGAGGAAACCCTACGACACCTTGAAGCAGAACACCCAGCGATTGAACTTCTAATCCAATGGTCAGAAACACAGAAACTTAAATCAACTTTTGTTGATGGCATGCTTCCTCGCCTGTACAAAAGCAGACTGCATCCTTCGTTCCACTTACACCGCACAGCAACAGGGCGTTTGTCTTCTAGTGACCCCAACCTCCAAAACATCCCACGAGACTCAAACATCCGTAGTTTGTTTGTAGCCCCCAAGGGGCACACCTTGATTGTGGCTGACTATGACCAAATTGAACTCAGGGTTATGGCAATGTATTCACAAGATAAAGAACTACTGCATGTGTTCAATAACAACATTGATATTCACACGGGTGCGGCAGCCCTTTTGTTTAAGAAGAAAATAGAAGACGTAACAAGTGAAGAACGCCAGATTGGTAAAGGGGTTAACTTCCTTACAGCCTATGGAGGCGGTCCAGGGAAACTGGCACGTACTACGGGCATCCCGTTTGAGCAGGCTCAAGAAATGATTCAAGAGTATTACCGTCAGTTCGCTGGTCTAACTGCTTGGAAACAAGAAGTAGTGGCTGAGGGCAGAAGGCTGGGCTATGTCACCACATTGTCAGGTCGTAGGCGCAGACTTCCTGACCTCCTTTCCAGTGATAAAGAAAACCGTGCTCGTGCCGAACGTCAGGCTGTAAATGCCGTGGTACAAGGGTCAGCCGCTGACCTATGTAAGCAAGCAATGATTAACATTGCCCGTGACCTCTCAGGTACCAATGTAAAGATGCTGGTACAGGTTCATGACGAATTGGTAGCCGCAGTTCCTTGTGAAGAACTAGATTCAATTATTGACCCGTTCATTACTGCCATGGGAAATGGTAACGTAATAAAGGGAGTGCCCCTCATGGTTTCGTATCACAACGCTTCCAACTGGTCAGAGGCAAAAGGATAATGCTTGAAGTTGAACAGAGAATGTTTTATTTAATGCTTTCTGCAACAGAAGGCCAAATGATTGCAAGGTCCATGGGTTTTGCTACACCTTCTGAGGAAGTCCAAGAACTAGAGATTATGGACGTTCTTTCCCGTTGGGTCATGGTGGCGTCGTCAGGGATACTAGATGAGGTCAGGGAAGCCTCCGATTGGTTTGTTGACTTCCTGGAATCCACTGATAAGATTACTTCCCCTGCTGAAGATTTTGCTAATGCTCTTACTGTTTTCAGTATTGCCCTCATCAACAAAATGTTAGAGAATGGGCACATAGGGGTAATTATGTCCGATGAACAATTAGATGATATGGAAGAACAATATGACTGACTGGTGGTCCAAGAAACTGGCTGGAGAAAAACCAACACCTCCACGAACCAATTTACCTCCCGTAAACACACCCTTGAATTTTCAACAGACAAACACATCTAGTGGTGCTGTTGTATCAAACCCTAACGTAATGTCAGAAGACGCAACTCTTTCAGATTACCTACGCTCAAATGCTACAAAAGGTGGCAAAGCGGCTCGTACTGAAAACGCAAACTGTCCCGACTGCGGTAGTGGTTATCTATTTACCCGCACAGGTTCAACCAATCTTAATCCAGCCCCTCGTTGTTACGAGTGTGGTTGGAACGGGATGTATTCACAAGCAGACCAATCCAGTTGGTCATAGAAAGTAACAATGCCACCAGAAGTAATACACGAATCATTGTCATCCATCATCTCTTCTATTCAGAAGAAGTATGGGGACGACATCATTGTCAAAGGGAGTGCTGTTAATCAAGAAATGACTCGCATCACTACAGGAGTCCTTGCATTTGACCTTATGTTGGGAGGAGGTTGGCCTGTAAACCAATGGAGTGAAATCATTGGAGAAGAGTCATCAGGTAAGACTGCTATGGCATACAAGACCATTGCGGCTAACCAAGCACTTGACCCAAACTTTACAGCCATGTGGGTTGCGGCTGAAGAGTATGTACCTGAATACGCAAAGGCTATTGGTGTAGACCTTGACCGCTTGTGGGTTGTAGAGACCAACCTTATGGAGCAGGTATATGACCTCGTCATCCGTGTTATGGACGCTCGTGCAGTAGACATGATTGTTATTGACTCTCTTCCAGCACTCATCCCAGGCGATGAGATGGAGAAGACCATGGAAGAGTTCACCATGGGACTTGGTGCTCGTCTTACTGGAAAGTTCTTCCGTAAGGCTTCTAAAGCACAGAAGCGCTCAATGATTCATGAAGAGCGTGGTTGCACAGGAATCATGATTAACCAGTGGCGTGACAAGATTGGTGTGATGTGGGGTGACCCTCGCACAACTCCAGGTGGTAAGGCAAAGAACTTCCATTACTTCTGCCGTGTGGAAGTTAAGCGTGATGAATGGTTGAAGCAGAAGGACGAAACTGTTGGGCAGTCCATTAAAGGTCGTACCCTCAAGAACAAAACGTTCTCTCCTAACAAGTCATCCATTGTTGACTTTTACTTCAGTTCTGTTCCAGGATTTGAATTTGGTGACTTTGATACCGTCAAGGACATGGTAAACATTGCCGCTTCTGTAGATATCATTACCCGTGCTGGTGCGTACTACTCTTACAGTGAACAACGCTGGCAAGGTAAGGAAGCAATGCTATTGGCTTTCCGTGCAGATTTAGGTATGCAAGAGGAACTACGTGTAGCCGTGATGAAACACTTTGGTATTGAGGTATGACCCTAGGGGCTGATGACCGCAGGGACATCATGAAGAAGTCCCGCAAACAGGAGAAGCGTTCAGCAACTACATACAACGGTAGTCGTAACGCTGGCTCAGGTTCATTTTGGTTAAGAAAGAATGATGTACGGTCTACAGAATTTCTTATTGAAAACAAATTGACAATTGGAACTAAAAGCATTACTCTCAAAGAAGTTGATTTACGAGAATTGAGAGAACGTGCGATTATTGAAGACCGTGTACCTATTTTGCAGTTTGACCTCAATGGTCGTTGTTATGTGGTTCTTGTTGAAGACGATTTTTTGGCGATGATACATGACGACGAAAATTGATGTACCAACTAAACTATTAGAACTTCTTGAAACAGCAGAAGACGGACATACTTGGAAAGAACTTCAACTTCTTTTGAGAGACAAGTATGAAGTAAGGGCACACCACGGGACAATCTCTGGTGCTCTTTCTAATCTGCACAAGTCTTTAGAAGTCTTTTCAATAAAAGTAAAAAGAGACAATTGTAAACCATACGTACACGCTAAGTACCGTCGCAAATATGTAGATGAACACAGGCATGATTACCCAGCAAAAAAGAATAAATGGGAATCTATGTCTGATTTATTGTATTTTGTCATGACCGAAGATAACATCCCACCCAATGCTTGGGAAAATGCTCTCAACAGTTATAGAAAAATGAAAAATGTCTGAAAAAACACCATGGCACTTAGCCAACTACAAGCAGTCCTTAACTTCTAAGTATCGGCTTATCCCTGTTGTTGAAGAGCAACTTATACGTGAACAACTAGAGAGCACTAGAGACACTCTTCACCTGCATCCTTCAGAGATTTGTAAACGTGATTGGTGCAACCGCTCATCTTGGTACACCATTAAGGGTTACGAGAAGGCTGACCGTGCTCTGTCATTTCAGACTTTAAACATATTTGCTGAAGGTCATGCCATTCACGCTAAGTGGCAGAAATGGTTGACAGATGCAGGTGTACTAGAAGCAGTTGAAGTACCCATTCTTGATGAGGAGTTCAGATTGATGGGGCATGCTGATGGAATTATCAATGACTCCAAAGGTAAAGCCATCCTTGAGATTAAGAGTGTTGGTGCTGGAACCATCCGCATGGAAGACTTTGAATTGTACCAAAGTGCTACTAGTCCTGATGATATGTGGAAAAAGGTTCGCAAACCATTCAGTACCCACCTTCGCCAAGTAAACCTATACATGCACTGCTTAGGCATTCACGATGCTGTGTTTTTATATGAATGGAAAGCCACACAAGAAGTAAAAGAGTTTTCAGTAAAGTTTCAACCAGAACTCATTGAAGACATTCTTTCAGGTTGCAAAAATGTAATAAGAGGCTTAGAGTCAGGTGTTCCACCGATGCGTCCAGTTTGGCTGGAAGACTCCTCAAGCAAAACTTGCAAAACCTGCCCATATAAGAACACATGTTGGAAAGACGATAACAATGAATAAGCCATCATTAGCCCCCACTAGCCCAATCATGGGCGACTTTTTAAGCAAGTTCCCACTTGCAGATAAACCCCATGGCGACTTCCCTGAACTGCCTATGTATATAGATGAGTTACCTGACCCTGAGTTGATGGAACTTTATACAAAGTTTATTTCGTGGGGTTCATACGCAAAGTCAGAACTTGTACTGGCAGAGATTGCTGAAGAACGCTCTGCTACTACACAGAAGTACTCAGAGGCAGTTACCCTCATTACCCAGTGGGGAGAGGGCGCAAAAGGGGACACAGTCACTCTGGCTAAGGCTCGCAGGGACACAGACCCACAAGTGATGGAAGATACTGACACTTACCTTCAGTCCCGAGCATTCCGCAAGTTAACTGAATCAGTGTTTGAGCGCTGTGAACGTGGAGCACAGGTCATTAGCCGTGAATTGAGTCGTCGCATTTCCATGGCACCTACAGAACGACGACAAGGAAAGTACACAGCGTGATTACAACAGTCATCCCTTACCGTGGTCCTTCTTATATAGCATTGCGTTACGCAAGCATGAAAAAGACAAGACCATTCACTCTTCAAGAACTGTTTAACTGTATGCACCACAAGTTTAAGAAGCCTTATGTTGCTGGAAGGTCCTTAGATAGGCTTACCAACCTAGGTTTTTTATCTCGTGATGGCGACACTTGGCGGATTACTGAAGTTGGGTATGATTACCTACGCAGTACCACTACAGATTATTCGGGAGAGTTCAAATGAGTGACATGCCTGACCTACCAATTGGTGACCAAATATTGGAACAACGTAGGGTTATTAAATTCTGGATTGAACATTGTAGAAAACTAGAAAAAGATAACGAAAAACTAAAAGAAGACCTTGTTAAGGCTAGAGGATACTAAAATGAATGCAATTTATAACATTGTTATTGTCGCTCTCTACTTTGCCCTTGGGTGGTGTAGTCACAAACTATGGGTCAGGAAATGGTAGATTTCTTTACACTCGTAATTATGGTCACTGCTGTTTTTGTTTGCGGTGTATTCACTGGACAAATGTTTAACGACAAGTAATGGCAATAGGCAGTGAGCCAGAGATTGGCGCTAACTTTGCTGTTTGGAAAGACATGTCAGATAATGACCGCAAAGCCTGGTTTAAATACATGAACGACAACTGGGGCTTGTACCTACAAGCAGGGTACGCTACTCTCGTCCACCATAAGGACAACCCTTACTACCAACAATACGGAGACGTCAATGGCAATAAACTACAATAACAAGCGTTATTATGTGCCCAGTACCCACACGCAACTTATGGAGTCACGTGAAGCCCATGCTAAAACCCAAGAAGCGTTAAGGGAAATGACAACAGACCGTGATAAGTGGAAAGAACTTGCTGAGTCTTGGAAGAAAGTTGCTGAGGAGAATGACAATGAATGAGAATGAAGTAAATATCCAATTTGCAGAAAACGTAAGCGTGGCTGAATTACAAGCAGAACGTGATTTGCTTAAAGCCAAAGTACATGAGTTATCCACAGAGGTAGAACGCTTGTCTAGAGAGTTAGCCCGTGGGTAACTTTGTAGCAGGTTTCCTTGTGGGGGCAATGCTGGTTATCATCCTTTGGCAAAGGGAGACATATCGTGGCAAATAAAGCCAAAGCCAAAGGAACATCCTTTGAGGTGCTTGTAAGAGACTATTTAATTGACAAAGGGTTTATACATGCTCACCGACCTGCACTATCAGGTGGTAATGACACAGGAGATGTTAACGGGATTGCTCGTAGGGATACCCTTCGTAAGGTTGCCGTTCAATGTAAGAACCAAAAATCCTTTCAGTTAAGTCAGTGGCTTAACGATACGGTACAACAAGCGGAACGTCTGGGTGGGGCTGTTCCTGCATTGGTTGTTAAGCGCCCTGGTAAAGGGGAAAAAGCATTAGGTGAATCTTATGTTGTGATGAGGTTGGAAGACCTTACCGAACTGCTAATTGAGGCTGGTTACTGTTAAATAAAGATACAACCTTTTTTCAGGAGTATCGTATGTCGCAAGATTTGACCACCACAATTGATGATGTTCTCAAAGTGTCGGGTTCTAGTAACCCACAATCAGTAGGCTCCATCATGGCCCGTGCTATTAACGCAGGCCAATTACCAAAGATGCGTGCCATTGGAGCATCAGCAGTTAACCAAGCGGCTAAAGCCTGTGCTATTGCACGTGGTTTTGTAGCACCACGAGGCGTTGACCTCTCTTTTGTTATCGGATTTGATGACATCATTGGTGAGGGCGGCGAAACAATCTCTGCTATCTCATTCAAGCCAATCGTAAAGTAGTTAACCAATGTCTGGTCGCCGCAAACCATCTCGCCGCCCTACCGCAAGCAAGTATCGCAACGCCCAAACTCGTCCACGTCCTGTCGGGATGATGGGTGGCGGTCAAGGTGGCATTCTTGGTGGACCATCTTCTGGAGGTCTCCAGTAATGGCACAGCAAACATTTACCGCATGGAGTAACCCTTCTGAGGCTCCTGGTGCTGTACCTAACAACATGTATGGTCCATCTCCCGTATGGCGCTCTAGCAAAGATGAATTAATCTCTGGCTACCGCTCTCAAGGTGATACCACACACCCTGATGGTTACCTTGGCACTATGTCATCTAACCGTCGCCAAGATAAAATACTTGGAACAATGAGTCGTCTTAACGCTCGTCAGTACAGTAGAGGCGTACATAAAGGGGAACGTGTAAACCCTGGTGACTATGTTTGGCCTGCTGAATTTAACCCTTTGACTGGCATCATGCTGGAATCACAAGGAAAGAAGTTCTCACCTCCTGGTGCAGAACCAGTTCGTTTAACAAATGATGGAAAAGTTGGACCACGTGGTATTCCCACCCCCGACAATGAACAAGCAGTATCAATTAGTCCTGAACGTCGCTCTTATTTTAAGAGCCTAATGCCTGCTTGGAGATAAATAATGGCCTATGTAGTTCGTAAAGCCTCAGATGGTGGAGACCGCCGACATGGTCGCTCCCTCGTTGAAACACTTACCTATGGAAGGGGACAAGATGAATTGTACGACGAAGCCGTCGGTCCTCACGATACAACTCGTCGCCCAGCACAAAATGAGTGGGAATCAGACGATGTGTTCATGACCCCAGAAACAGATAAATAATGGGTACTAATCACAGAGGTATGCCAATTGGTGACAACTACCGTGCCACCCCACGTCTTGCACAAGTAATGGCTCGCCGTATGACACAAGACATCCGTGGAGGAAGTCCACTGTCACATATGAATGCTCCAGAGGTGCATCCTAGTGAAGCACAAGCGCACCTTAATACCTACCGTGAAGAGCGTGACAAGTATGGCAAAGGCACTTACCATGGAGTTACCGACAAAGAACAGCAAATTTACAGTGCTCTTTATATGGAAAGAAACGGCTACTAATGGCTACTGACCACAGAGGCAACCCAGTAGGTAACCCTGCCACGTCACATGGTGGGCACCAACCTACACCACTTCAAAACTGGAATAAGTACAAGACTCAAAAAGAAAAAGATTCAGAGCGTTTCCGAGGTTACGCAGATGAGATTACCAAAAATGGTGGTAATCCTGATGCACTTGGCTCTCCGTATCTTGACCCCTACGATGGTTTTAAAACACCTAGCAGTTTGAGTGACCCAGCATGGGACAATGACCGCTCACCAAGTATGGGTGAAGAAACAGAGCACGGCGATTATTACGAGCGCCAAATTTCAAATGACGCTAGGAGAGACTAATGGCTGGACATAGAGACGACGGAACGTTCGCAGAGGACAAGGCGCACCACGAAGGTCGCAAAGTAAGCCGAGAAAACTTCATTTCTGGACCACCTGCTGGTTGGACTATGAACAACATGGTCAAAGGTCTTGTCGGTAACTCCGATGAAGTACTAGACCCTTGGGACCCTGAAGACATTCAGGAAGAACAAACACTTAAAGAAGAGCGTCTGAAGAAAGGACACTACTAATGACTACTGACCACAGAGGGCGTCCAACGGGCACCAACCACCGACCTACACCACGACTTCAGCAAGCACTTGCTCGTCAAATTGGTGTAGACACTAATATTAGTGTTTATGATGCAGCAGGTCTTGCATCTAACGTAATTAAAGCACATCGCCAAGGTTCACCTCTTCGTGGACGTGGGTCTGTTGAAACAGGACCTGTGATGACCAATCTTCCTAGTTACATTGGTTATAAAGAAGAACAAGATGTTATGAGTCGCATTTCCAATACCCCATATGATGACGGGCGAGATGACGCATGGTCAGCCAACGTAGCAAACACAAACTATCCACATGAAGTCAACCGTGTTGTCCGCCAAAGCGGTGGCACAGGCGCATACATTGGTAAAACATTGAAAAACCGCAAAGATATTGATGGGGAGTACGAATTCTAATGGCTGGACACCGTGACGACGGCACTTATGCCGAAGACAAAGCACATCACCCAGGTCGCCAAGTAAGTCGTGGCGCTTATGCCCGACTTGCTCGTGACCTTTCTACAGGGTTTCCACAGATGAACGAGGATGACGCTCCTGCGGGTGGTATTCCTCGTCCAGCAATGCACTCATGTGGTGGCTGTGGGGAATCAACTCCTACAAGTTCTAGTCTTTGCGCTGATTGTAAATAATGATTCAAGTTCCATATAAACCATGGCAATCTCGCTCAGAGATGCTTGTAGATATGGCGTTGAAGAACGCTATCTCCGACCACGACACTATTCAGGCTATTCGTCCAGTTGTTCCACAACAGTTGATGCCTCAGAGCCGTGGCTTTGCCAAGCAAGAAATGGGAATTATGGACGTTCTAAACACAGATAGGTTTGCGCCAACTTATCGTTCGTGGGTCTCTGGCGCACCAGTAATGATTCGCAATGGTTTTATTGCAGATGATTTTGAAGGTTCCAGTCGCTACTCAATGCAAGGATTATCAAGTTAATGGCTATTAATGATTACCGCCAACAGCAAGCACAGCAAGTGTTTGATTACCAGCAACAGCAAGGTGCTCGCCAGCGTTCGTTTGGTTTTAACACAGGACTAGGCACACAAGCGCCAGTAGGTCAACTACCAACTGGTCAACCACGTTCACAAATGGGACCACGTCAAGGACCAAACCTTGGTGGACAGCCAAACTATGGCATCCCTCAGCAAACAAATTATGGTGCAGGCAACAGCATGGGTCGTTCAGGCACAGCACCAGTCGCAGGAAGCACTAGTTCTATCTCCCAAGCATGGGGTGGCGCAGGCAATAACGCTCAGCAGTCTATTACACAGCCAGCAAGTAGCCGTTCAATGCGCCGTGGTGGAACCCAGAGCAACATGGACATTAATAACTCTGACAACTCTCGTCGTGTAAATATCACGTTTGGAAATGTAGAAACAGGAAACGTACAAACAGGCGGAAGCATCCTTGGTGCTGGCGCTCAACAGGACAACAGTACAAACGTTGACGCATCATCTCGTACATTTGGTCCACAGTCCTCACAAACAGCCACTGCTGGTAAAGGTGGTGCTGGTGGTGCCGCTCCTGGAGGTGCTGGAGGTGCAGGTACCCCTGCCATCAAGCGTCCCCGTACAGGTGGACGTGTTGCTGGTCAAGTATCAGACAGCCCTGCGGCTCAACGCCAACGTACTGCTCGTCAAGCCAAAGCAGCCGCAGGCGGTGCTGGTGGCGCAGGCGGTGCTGGAGGGAAAGGTGGAACTGGTGGAAAAGCAGATGCCACCGCCACAACAACTCAAAATGGTGACTATGACCTATCAGGTGCTGACCTGTCTAGTGGTCGCCGTGGTGGTATGGCTATGGGAGCCACACCAAAAGGTCAAAACCCTTCGGGTGCCACCAATGTTGGTTCAGGTAATAAAGTAACTTCCCAACAGGGAAAGACCAATGACTTGACTCAAACAGGTCCTTCGTCTACAACGACTACAACTACGAATAATACAACTCCACCTGCTGCACCAGCAGCGGCTCCTGCTACTCCACCTACAGCGGCTCCTCGCCAAAGTGGTGCACCTGCTAATCCAACTAGACCACGCCCCGCACCTACGGCTACCCCTGCTACACCAGCGGGTACCCCTGCTCGTACGCAAGCGGCTCAGCCACAGATAACCCCAATGCCAGGAACTAGCCCAGCAGGACCACAAGCGCAACAGACAGCCCCCGCTCAAGCGGCTGCTCCAGCGCCCGCTCCCGCAAAGCCAGCGGCTGCTACAACACCTACATCCCCTGCACCAGCCGCACCTGCTCCAGCACCCGCTAAAGCCGTTGTACCTGCTAAAGCAGCCCCCGCTAAAAAAGAGGCTGCTCCAAAGGCAGAGGCTCCTGCAAAGAAAGAAGCGGCTCCTAAGCCTGCTCCTGCTAAAAAGGAACCTGCAAAGAAGCCAGCGGCAAAGAAGGAAGCCTCCCCAAAAGCGTAGAGGAGTCTCCTAAAGAGGCTCCCAAAGCACCGCTTGAGGTTAAAGTAATGAAAAATGCCGAAGGAACATCTGAACGGCATGTAAAAGTCGGGGAACAATGGGTTCCAGTATCAAAACTAAAGAAATGATAGGATTATAGTATGGCAGTTAATGAATCTCGTTCCATGAATATGGACCTTGTACGTGGCGCAGGCGACGGCAAGTTTAAGGGTCTTACCCCAGACCGTGGTGGTGTGGTTGACCCAACTTCTGCAACCGTTCGTAAAGAAGAGTTGCAAATTCAATACAACGTTCAGTCAGCCGAAGGCTTTCCGAACTACGAATCACACTTGCGTTAGGAGCAACTGATGGGAACAGACCACAGAGGACGTCGCCTTGGTGACAACTACCGTGCTACACCACGTTTAGCGCAACTGATTGCTAAAAGACAGTCTAATGCTGCATTCAAATCTACCCCTGATATTGCACAAGGTATGTTGGATGAGTACCGTGAGCGCAGGGATTTTGGTGACAAGGGAATGATAAGCCCAATGACAGGTCGGGATGAAACCGCAATAAACCTTTCAAATGACCAACGATTTATCAACCAGTCTCTTAAAACTAGGTAATAAGGCTGGTAGACAACTACAATAGTTGTCGTGTAGGCTGAGAGCCTACCAAGGAGTATAAAATGGCTGAAACAGGTTTTGACCGTATCCTCGTCTGTAAACATCATGGTGTTATGTACAAGATGCGTCCTTATGATGGACCACCTGAGTATGACCAAGAACTTATTGAGTTGTGCAACCGTCACAATGCCCAGTTCCCTGACTCAGATAATTGTCGTGCAACTATTTACCGCACAGACCCTGAGACGGCTTCAAAGTTGGACATGGAGTCAGCACTTACTAAAGAGTTGTCTGACCATGACGTGTACATCAAAGATTACCGTGATGACCTAAAGGTTGAAGCCTTGAAATGCTTTAACCAGCACAATCGTCCTAGTGATGGTTGCCCTGATTGGTGTATTGAGGCTAAGACTATTGGTCGCAAGATTGGTGTCCCACCAGAGAAGCGTCAGTATCTCTGCATGTACTGCCCTGCTGGTGCACACGTTGCCCACATTGAGCGCAAGGCTATGGGTCTTTACGACCAATGATTTTTATTACCTTTGATGCGTTAGCGCTCCCAGGAGAATCACTGGGTGCCCGACAACCACGTGCTGAAGTGCGTCGCCTTTGGAATGTTCTATTTCCGTATTACCATGGGCGCATTATTGTTATTGCTGACGGTATTGAGCGTGATGGTCACAACGGAGAGCAGATTCTTAAAGAGTGGTTGAAGCGTGAGGGGTTTAAAGCAACGTCAGTAGATATAACTAAAGACAAAGGTTCTGAAGTTGTATATGACAGAGTTATGTCTTTAACATCTGTTTTTGGAAGACCCCATTGGTTTGTTGACATAGACCCCGAGGCTATTGCTAAGATATCCCGCTACGGCATTCCCACACTGTTGGCTACAATTCCTCACACCATCCGACCTGAGTGGTCAGAAGGTAGAGAGATAAAAGGCTGGGATACGCTTGTAGAAGAAATAAACAAGCAGGAAATGGCTAAAAAAGAAAGAAGTTGGGGCGACATTGGATGACTTAACATTTGAAGAGTGGTATCAGATTGGTTTGGAGCAAAACTTTTGTGGACCACCATTGTGCGTGGAACATGACGGGTTTCCGACCACCGAAGACGAAGATAACTGGACTGACGAGAACGGCGAAATGCCTTGCTTCTCCATGGTTCGCTTGTACGCAGATGACCTTGAACGGCTCCTAATAGAGCAAAACCACTCACCTTCTGTGTGGCGCAGAGTCGGCTGGGAATGAAAATATACTTTGGTGGAGCCGAGAAAGGCTCATACCGAAACATGCTGTTGTCAGCAGGTGTTACCAGATTTGGTATCAATCTGACTCATCTTCCTATCCCAAAGAAGAAAGACCAAGACCTCAGCGCCATGTTCAATGGTGGCGAAGTCCTTCTATACGTTTCAGAGACAGATGAAGACATTGCTAAATACGATAGTTTTATCCGACTGCATGCTGACAACCTAAGCATTGTTATTGGGCAACCTAACTACGATGGTGCTTGGCTTGGGGATAAGTATGTTCCTATTTGGAATGACCCTGATGACATGGAGCGCTTGGCGTGGTTATGTCAAAAGAATGGCAGAGTTGCTATTTCTGATAAAGCCGTTACTCCTAAGAATCAGAAGCGCATAAAGCAACTGGCGGAGCGATGGGGTGCCCAGTTGATTGGAATGACCTCTAAGCCTGACCTAATTGAAAGCGTCCCTTGGGACTCTGTCGTGGTGGTCTCATGGACGTCTGTCATCCGATATGGGGAGACACAAGTATGGGATGGGCATGGTCTACGCAGGTACCCAGCCCAGCAAAAAGAGTCTGCTCGTAAGAAACATCGTGCGGATATTATCCGACTTGGAATTGACATAGACGCCGTTATGGAAGACGAAGTATCTGCTATTGGGATGCTTGCGATAGAGTCATGGAGACAATGGGAAACTAAAACTTTTGGAGGCTATGACCCTATGGACGACACCGATGAGCAAGAGTTGGGTACCCCTGAAAATGAGGACATAGTTGCTATCACCCCCCCTACCCCTAGTGGTGGAAAAGTGGTTTCTGGGGGTGCAAGTATTGCTACCACCCCCCCTGAGAGGCGGCACGAGGGACAGCGTGTATTGCTACCAGTCATGGGCATTGAAAACATCACGTCCATGGGCACGCAAAGCCTTGATGGGCATGGGGAATCTATTGAAATTGCCCCCGAAGTAACCCCTGTTCTCAAGTACAATGCGAACCCTTTACGACAGTGTAATAATTGCTATCTGTCCTCACGTTGCCCCTCATTTCAAGAAAATAGTGAGTGTGCGTTTTCTTTGCCGATTGAGATTAGGACTAAAGACCAGTTGACAGCCGCAATGAGGGCGCTTGTGGAGATGCAAGTAGGTCGTGTGATGTTCGCTAGGTTTGCTGAAGAACTAGAAGGACAGGGTCTTGACCCAGCACTTTCCACTGAAATGGACAGAGTATTTACCCTTGTGGAAAAGATGCGAAGTATCTCAGACAACCGAGAGATGGTTAGTCTCAGAGTAGAAGCAAGTGGCTCAAGTGGCGTACTGTCCCGATTGTTTGGAGCCAAGGCAGGCGAACAGGCTCGCCAACTTCCTAATGGTGGGCTAGACAGTTCCCAGACTGATTCTCTTTACGCTGACATTATAGATTTGTCAGAAGACTCTTGACAAAGACAGTAAAATACCCCTAGACTCACGGCATGACTAAACATGTACTAGTAACTGGTGGGTGTGGCTTTGCTGGGCATCACCTCGTTGAGCACCTCCTTGTAAATACCGATTGGGAAATAACTATTGTTGATTCCCTTACCTATGCAGGTCGTGTAGAACGTCTTACTGACATCATTGGGTATGACCCAAAGCGTGTGCACATCATGTGGCACGACCTTCGCTCCCCAATGCCCCCCAATACTCCTGACGTAGAGTATGTACTCCATCTTGCGGCTGAGTCACATGTGGACAGGTCAATCACTAACCCAGTTCCTTTTATTTTGAATAATGTCATGGGAACCACCAACCTTGTGGAATGGGCACGTTACCAAGACAACTTAGAACACTTCATTCAAGTATCAACAGACGAAGTGTATGGTCCAGCACCTGAAGGTTACGCTCATAAAGAGTGGGCTGACCCCATGCTCCCATCTAACCCATATGCGGCTAGCAAGGTTGGTCAAGAGGCAGTTGCCATTTCTTACTGGCGTACTTATGGTCTCCCATTGACCGTAACCAACACCATGAACCTTTATGGTGAGCGGCAAGATATTGAGAAGTTTGTTCCTAAGACGATGAAAGCCTTGCTCAATGGAGACAAGGTTGTCCTGCACGGTAAAGAGACTAACCACGGGTTTGTGTACTCCTCACGCCATTGGCTACACGCCCGTAACCACGCAGATGCATTGCTGTGGATACTTAATGAAACTACCCCGTACATCTACGGCTCCAGCCCCGTGTTCCCGCAACTTCCGAACCGTTGGCATGTGGCTGGTGAAGAGCGCAACGTTCTAGAAATGACATATGAGATTGCCAAGACACTTGGTGTCAAGGAAGTTAACCATGAGAACGTTGATTACCACTCAAGTCGTCCAGGCCATGACCATCGTTACGCATTAGATAACAGCAAGATTATGAATGCTGGATGGGTTCCTCCATACTCCTTGGAAGAGGCACTTACTAAGGCAGTCAACTGGACGATGGAGAATCAAAAATGGGTGAAGTAATTACAGATGTAGGTATTGACCTTGATGGTGTTATTTACCCTTTTGCTGACGCCTTTAAGGATTACTGTGCGGAGCGTATGGGAAAGTTATTCCTCCCTGACCCTACCCACTGGAACTTCTATGAAGACTGGGACTTAGACCTAGAGACATTCAATGCATGGCTTACTGAAGCCGCTCGTACACATGAAGTGTTTGCAACCAAAGAACCTTTTGATGGGGTACTAGAGGCATGGAAAGACTTACGTGATATGAACGTAAAGATTCACGTGCTTACTGCCCGCCCTCAATCTGCATGGGCACAGACAGCCGAGTGGCTTACAACCCATGGTCTGCATGTTGATACTTTGCATTTTGGACCGACCAAAGCATTCCTTGCTACGTTGGCAACTGGTAAGACAATCATGGTTGATGACCACGTGGCTTATTACGAAGAGGCAGAACGTGCAGGCATCATCCCTTGCCTTATGACACGGGCATGGAACTCACACAAGAAAAATGCTAATCGTGTAAATAATCTTCCTGAGTTTGTTTCATTCATTCGTGGGTTTAACTCCAACAAAGTCAAAGTTAAAACTTTGGCAGATGAAAAGTACGTCCCGTACAAACAAAAGAAAAAAGAATGGAATGAACTCCATGAGAAAGGTCGCCCGTACGAGATATGGTCACATCAAGAGCAAAACTCCTAGTTGAAGCATCCCAACTTATAGATGGTGACCGTAACGTTCAGTACGGTGACCCTATTGACGACTTTTCATTGACGGCATCCATGTGGGAAGACTACTTACGTCGTATTGTTATTACACGTAACACTGGCGGAGAAGTATTTCTTGACCCCCATGATGTTGCTGTTATGATGCTACTTGTAAAAGTATCTCGCTTAGCACAGTCACCTGGAAAAAAAGACCATTGGTTAGACATTGCTGGGTACGCAGGATGTGGCTGGGAATGTGCTGAACAAATGTACCCACCATCGTAATGGATACTCACGAGATGAGAAAAGCGTACCTCTCTGCAATGGGGTACACATCAGAAGAAGAACTAATAGAAGAAACCAACAAACTCAAAGCAAAACTAAATGCACTACAACAACGTTACGACATGTTAATAATATCTGTGGAAAACAGTGTTGAAGCAATTTTAAGAATTGCAAGAGAAGGTAAATCTGATGAATCTCCACGAGTGGATGACTAATGCGGCATGTCGCAAACGTAAAAACGATTTCTGGTATCCACCATTAGATACTGATGTTCCTGATAACTACTACGCCATTGGGCGTGAGGTATGTCACCGATGCCCTGTGTGGGCTGAGTGTTTAGATGCAGGCATTGATGAAAAGTGGGGCATGTGGGGTGGTCTCACACCACAAGAGCGCACTGTACTAATCAGCACTACACCTAAAACATCCGTAATAAAACCCCATGGTTCATGGATTAGATACCGACAAGGCTGTCGTTGTAGTGATTGTATTCAAGCGCATGAACAACCTAACGATAAAATCAACATGAACGTCATTCCATTGCATGGTGAACCTGTTCAAGATTTAGAAATGCTCCGCTTTAACTTGCTTTCACCGTAGATAGGTGTAAGATAGAAACAGAGACCCATACCAAGTCCCCCCTTTGAGAGCCTGCTCTCGTCTTGGTATGGGTCTCTGTTTATCTATTGTAGGAACATTGGAGCAAAATGGTTTATCGCCTTCTCACCGCACTCACCCTTTCAGTCACGACCATCTTTGGTTTTACAACAACGGGAGGTGATGCGCCAGAGGCGACTACAACGACAGTTGTAATCACAGTTCCTACAGTGCAAAGCATGTCAATACGTACAATGCACCCTGAACTACAATCACAACTAAAAACACGCAAGGCTGGTTCCATTAAGTTTTGGGAAGCAGTCTCATGGTGTGAGACAAACCACAACTGGAATGACGGTGGTTACTACGCAGGTGGTCTTGGTATGGCTCAATCAGCATGGCAAGGCTTTGGAGGCAGAGAGTTTTCACACTCACCTAAGGGAGCAACAAAAGAAGAGCAAATCGTTGTTGCTAACCGCTTGGCATTCTTTGGATATCAAACCAAGAATGTATTTAGAACACTTGACGACAAATTGAACAACCGACCATTCTTTAGACCTGCTATCGGATGGCGTGACTCCAGTA